TTACATCGCATGTAATCGGCGATACACCGGAACGCTGCTCCCACAGGACATCCGAGCCATCCGTCTAGAATTCGTCTACATTTTTTCTACAATTTTGGCTTAGCTCGCCTTGATCTCGATCCACTCAGCACCGCGAGAATCCCGGTACATCTCCGTCATACTTGCGGTCTTGTGACCAAGAATCGCCTGTGCAAATGCCGCTCCGTACTGCTCCGTATAGAGTCGCGCAGCAAGGCTTCGGATCTCGTGAAATGTCGCGGGCGTCTTACCTTCCTCCCACGTGATTTCCGCCTTATCGCGCGCCAGCATAAAGCCGCGTGTGATCGAGTCGATTCCTATGGCATCTCCTGGCCTGACCTTCCCGTTGGGGCGAATGTGGTGAAGCATTGATTTCGACACCACGGCGTCCCGGCATCGCTTAACGACATCGTCGACCGTCAGCCCCAAGGCATCCAGCCTGAGTGACACTGGAATTCGCAGCTTTGCACCCGTCTTCGACTGCGTGACCAGGAGAAAGCCGTCCTGGACGTTCGCAAACTTCATCTTTGCCACATCGTCGCGACGCTGGGCTGTAACGATAGCCAATTCCATGCTGCGCGCTACCCACGGATCGAACTCCGATGCCGCCGCGTAGATAGCCTGGAATCGCTCCAAGGTCAGGCGTGCGCGCCCAACTTCGATGTTTGGTTTCCGGGTGACCGTGACCGGATTTTTTCCCGTATCGATAAGCCCTTTCGTTTCGGCCTCACGAAACATATCGCCGAGCGTCTTGCGCATCAGTGCCGCCATACTAGCTCCGCGCGTACTCGTCGCCTCCTCAATGAACTTCGAGACTTGCGCCGTCGTGATCTTTTTCAGGTGCAGATCAATGAACGGAGCCGATCGGACGGCGCGCACGCCAGCTTTCATGGTCTTTAGGCTGGATGGCGACTTGGTGCGCGTCTCCTCATAGATGCGTTCATAGTCGGTGGCCCACTCCGCCAGTGATTTCCCCTCTGGCTCCATGATCTTCTGGGCCAGGCTCGTATGACCACGCATTTGCGCAATCGCCATATTCGCCGCTCGAGCCTCGGCGAATGCCTTCGCCTGGTCGCGCCCAAGTCCGTGATTCTCTTTGGTATCTGGGTTGCGCCAATAGAAGTAACCGGCCCCATTCTTATACAGATGCAGGGGCCAGTTACGACGCGCTGCCTCTCGACGCCTAGCGGCTGCCATTTCCTATCCTTCGGGCCATTTCCCCATCACTGTCAGCATATACGGCGCTCGGCTCGACGAAGTATCGACTGCCGATTTTGATCGGTGCCGGCACAATCCAGCCGAACCGGCGCCAATTGTAGAGCGTGTTTCTATGAGGCTTTGCTGCCCCGAACATGCGCTCGGCCCATTCTTCTAGCGTTACCAGTTTCGGCATCTCGACGACTGTCATGCTTGACTCCCCAATCCCTCGCGGTCACCCGCAAAATTCGTTGTGCTTCTTTCATCATTCCGCATGCTTCTCTGCTTCTGGCACGTCATCGCCGTAGTGGCTTGCCACCTTCGCGCGCATCGCGGCGATCAGCGCAGTTTCGCCGGCGCCGCGACCGACCCCGCCCGGCATGTCAAGCGCCCGCAGGGTTTCGTTCGGCGGCAGCCTACGAGTGCGGGCTGAAACTGTAGCGCGCCAATGGTCATAGCGCCGCCATCCGTGGTTTGGTCCGCCGTTTGAATGCTCTTCGCTCGGAGGCGTCAAGAAAATCTGGTCACGCTCGATGATCGGGCCGCCATAGGCCCACTCAGTCGAGTAGGCGTGCGCCGGCACGACGAATGTCGCAGCTTCGTGGCTCATGCCCTCGCAGCGAGCGACCCAATAGTCCAGCGCTACTCCACTCAGTTCGCTTACTTTCATTCCTGCCCCTCGTATTGAAGTTCGCACGCATTGCATGCATACAGATCGCGGTCGCCTGACAGGCGGTGGAGCACATTGCATCCGCACTGACAGCGGAATGGTTTGCCGCCGACTTTGAGCATGACGCTCTGGCCGGCTGCTTCGGCAACCACCTTCCTTGCGCTATCGACGCGCTCACCCCATCGAGCGATCGTCTCGCGCGCATTGTCCAAGTCACACTCCCTGCACTGCTCGCTCAGGCCGAAGCCGTGAGCGCATGTCCATTTGCTCATTTCCCTGTCCTCGGCTCCCTTACCACATTAATCCCCGCCGCAGACAGCCCCACGGATACCTTGTCCCGCCGATCATCGGCGACCATCTGTGCAAACTTGCTGCAGAGGTCATGCACCTGATGCGTCGTGGGCTGCTTTGCCAGCGAGAACGACCGGTGCGATTCTTCGAATGCTCGGCGGCTGTTGAGGTGGTTCATTGGCGCTCCATTAGTTCAGATCGCGGCACATCGCCCCACCGCCACCATTGCCACCATATCGGCACGGTCCACCCGCTTTGTTTCGCGTACGTCAGCGCCCGCTGCCAAGCTTCTTCGCGCGTCCAACCCTCGCACTCGATCTCATTGCGGGTGCCATCGCGCTCTGTCCACCAGAACAGACGTTTGTAGACGGTGATCATCATCCCTCCGAGAACATGTCGATGGTCTTCGTGTCGCGCTCGGGTTCGCGGTTGATCGGCAAGCCGGCCGAAAACTTAGGCCCGCAATCAGGGCAATGAAAAATCCCGCATTGGCCATTGCTCTCCGCGTCGAGTTCAAAGTTGCTAGGCCACGACTGCCGCGGGTGCACCACTGATTGTCCGATCGACTTTCCTAACTTGTAGAAGCAGTCATGGGGAGCAACGCCGTATTGGGGGAGCAGTTCGCCATTGCCGCATGTGGTGCATTCGCTCATTGCTGGTCTCCTACCTTTTGAGACAGGGCGCGGATAGCCGCAGCCGCGTCTTCGCGCGCTTTTGCATAGCCCCGGTCATACTCTGTCGTTGCTGGATATTGCGAGTGGATCGACGCGCGCAACGCCGCCTCAGTGAATGCCTCCCGCCGTATCGCATCCTTCGAAGCGGATTCGAGGGCATCAGCCGCCTGGCCCGCGAGCGTCTCCAGTTCGGAGAAGACGCGCTGCTCGACGATATGCACACCTTCGCGCTCGATCCATTCGGGGCTCGACTTCTTCTGGCGTTCCATCCACTCACCGGCTTCCCATGTGCTCTGGAAGTCGATGAAGTAAGCCGTCTCAGTCCGGTTCATCGCGAACCACTTGATTCGGCCTTGTGAACGTTCGCGCAGGCGCTTAATCAGTTCATCGCTCATCACCGGCTCCCCGCTTCGCGTAGCAAGTCTTCCAGCTTGTGGCAAAGCTCGCGTGATTCTTTGTAGCCGGTATGATTTGCCCACACCGTGCGCAGCTTGTCGGCTGCATGCTGGATGGTCGTGCGCTGCTCATCCGTAAGCATCACCCCGTCCCCGGCTTCGCGCGCGGCGGGAGAGGGTGCGGCGTACAGCGGAACGTCGTGAGGGCCGGCCAAGTCTGCGCCCCACATCGTGCGCGCGCGGCTCCCGTCACGGCGTAGTGTTTCGAGACGCTCAGCGGTCGTCCACGCCACTGGCTCTTGCACTGCCTGCCCCATCGCCTGAGTGTTGGCAGCGGCGCGGCGGTTCCATGCTTTCACTTCAGTAGGCGACACTCGAACCGATGCGAAAGCCAGCAAACAATTGCTGTCGATCGAGTGCCGATAATTCACGCCCCATGCTTCAAGGTGTTCCCCGCAAAACGGGCACGGCAACAGCACACCCGCAGCGCTGACGTTATTCGGTCGCTTGCTCACGATTTCGCCTCTCCGTTAGTGGATTGGGCGCGGTCGATCAGGTCACGCGCGGTCTTTGTGACTGTGAAGTGAGTGCATTCGAGGAGCCCGCGTCGCGCCCAACCCATCAATATTTCGTAGTCAGTCGACGTTTCTCCGTCATCGATGAATTCCTCTACGGTGCGTTCGAACTCGGCAATCTCGGCAGCATCCATCGACTGCACTGCATCGCTATCGCTCGTCAGGGGAGCCGTGGCTGATGATGCTGCGCGGGCAGCGCTCACGGCGATGCGCGCTCGATCAATGATCGCTCGCAAGCGGCCAGCAAGCCGATCCTTGCTCATGCTGTCAGCTTCGTCGGGCGAGTAAGCAGCGATATAGGCCATCTGCCCGCGCAGTTCCTCAAACGCCGCTCGCTCGTCCTGCACACTCGCGGCATCGCTAACAGTGGCTGCGCTAGAGGCGGCAGGGGATGTGTACTGTGGGTTGTCGAGCATCTTGCCGAGCCAGTGCAAAACCGATTCCTCAGTGATCGTTTCGCCCTCACACTTATCGATCAGGAAGCAGGCGAAGTTCTGCGCACCGCCGGACATCACCACACTCGCCTCATCGCGAGCGAGAGCGGATGCACTGGTAGCGAGGGCGGTCGCAAAGCCGGCCCTGAAAATGGTGAGAGCGTGATTTTCGGCTTCCGCGTCTTCGAATTCGAGCACTGTTTGGCTATCGTTCCACGCTTCGAACGCCTCGCGTCCCTGGTCTTTGCTGTCGTTTGTCGTCATGGTTTAGCTCGGTTAGATCACGCCGCTTCAGCGTGAGAGGATGGTGAATGCTGCCGCAGCCACTGCTGGAATTTGTCCATTGCCAGAGGCTTTAAGTCGGTCCACGCTGGCGGCCACACCATCAGCCAATCCTGGAATTCCGCATTCACTGTGCGCCCCGAAACTACTTGGCCTCCATGATTGAGGCTTAGCCAGGCGAGGTAATCCTCGATCTGACTGCGGTGATCGCCACTCTTGGCCCGCTTCCAACAGATTCCGTGCGTTCCAACGCTCGCCCTTGGCGTAGGCAAGAATCCAGATTCGTTCTCGACGCTGGGCGGCTCCAATGTGGTTGCCTCCCAGCACTCCCCATCGCGCATCCAGCCCCATCGCGGCCAGATCACCGAGCACTGTTCCGAGGTATCCAGAAACAATGAGCCCTGTGACGTTCTCCAGCAGCACGCATCGCGGTCGAACACGGCGAATGACATCTGCCGTTGCGGGCCACATGTTTCGCTCGTCGGCTTCTCCGAGCTGCTTTCCTCCGAGCGAGAACGGCTGGCAGGGGAAGCCTGCTGTAACCACCTCCGCAATTCCTCGGTACTGGTCGGCTGCACCGGACTGTGCGAACTGACGCACGTCAGTGAAGATTGGGGCGGCAGGCAACATGTCGTCTCGGATTCGCGCTGCAATGACGCGCTGACAGTAGTCATTCCATTCGACATATCCGACAGGGCGCCATCCGAGCAAACGGGTTCCAAGCACTCCGCCGCCAGCGCCTGTGAAGAGTGAAAGCTCATTCATCGTCTCTCTGTCTGTCTCTGCAAAAAGGAGGCGCCAGACCGGCCGCCCCAAACACGCCGCAGACTGTGCTGTCTGCGCGACTGGTATAGGCGCGTCCATCCCAGACTTACGCGGAGATTTACGCCGGTAGGCTTCTATCCAATGCTGGGTGGACGCGGGAAGGTTAGGCTGCGTGAGCAAGCCCGCGAGCCGCCGTATCGATGTGCTCGATCAGTGCTGCGCAAATCTTCGGGAAGACTTCCTCGTGGTACAACTTGGCGGCCTTGTCGGTGGCTGCGTGCTTGAATCCGAGGGCCGCTAAGCCTTCGACTGTCAGAGCGATCGGCGCCAGCCGTTCGTTAATCTGGCCAAGACGCAGTGTCGGAGCGCCGGTCGGCGTAGTGCCAATCCAAGGCGCTGCGACCTGAACTGGCTTCGTGGCGATCGGTGCTGGCGCCACGACTGCGGGTGTGGGCGGCGCCGCCGCCTTTACCTTCTCCGCTTCTGCCTGCTTGTGAAGCTCGATTCGAGTCGTGACGGCCAACTGGAAGTCCTCAGTCGGCTTCTGGATCAGTGTTTGCAGATCGCGGAACAGGAAGCCATGAGCTTCGCCGTGCGGCTTGTACCAGTCGAGCTTCGCGCGTAGATCGCGGGCAGCAGCATCGGCGGCAATCTTGCCGTTCGACAGCGCTGTGTCGATCGCATCATGCAGGCTTGCCATCGTCCGTTTGTTCTTCGCTGCGCCGACGAAATCGGGCGGCGCCACTTCAAGCCGAACGTCGCCCAAGCCTAGGTCTGCCACGAGTGCCGCGCAGTGATCAGCAAATTTCTTGCGGCCGCCGGCGATGATCGAATCCTTGACTTCGGTCTTGCGCTTCGTCACCAGTTTGTCGAGATCCAACCGGACGCGGCGAGCCTCGGCACCGATGTCGTCGATGGTCTTGAACAATTCGTCGATGCTCTGCGTCTGGCTCAGCGCGTGCTCCTTCGCCGCTTTGAGTCGTGATTCGACGTCTTCGCACCACTTGACGGTCTTCTCGGCGTCGGCGAAATGCTGGTCGGTCGTCAGTTCACGGTTGATACCTGCGAAGACGGCCAGTGCGTGAGCCTTGAAATCGCGGAGGTTGCTATGCTTGACAACGCCGCTGAGTTCGATGTGCAGCGCAGGAAGCGTTTCAGGCGTGTGGCCGATCGGCTTTTCTTCGATGACTTGCGGCACGTAGGCGGCCAGGTCTTTTTCAAACTGCACCCAGCCGTCGATGATCCGCTCGAACCAAGCCTGATCCGGGTAGACCTCCATGTACTCCATGTTGTCTCGCGTGCCGTCTGAGCAAACGAAAATGACCTTCTGCGCGCCGGCCACCAGCATGATTTGCTGGCACTGCGGCTGATACTCTTCCGGCAGCACCCTATTGCGCACCGATTCAGCTAGCGCTGCATTCCACTGCTTATGCTCGAATGCAATCTCGTCGTCGAGCGTTAGGCCGTCGCACGATGCCGAAAGCACGCCCAGCGAACGCGTCACCGGATACAAGTCCTGCCCGATCAGTTCTTCGATGATGGGCCGGGCCAGCGCTTCTACTTCGTGACCGTAGTCCAGAATGTTCTTTTGAACCCACTCGCTGAACTCCTTCGGGTTGCCGGTGTGCTTCATGTGCAGCAACTCTGTCCGCTTGGCCTTCGTCGAGATTCCGAGCATGGCAGCGGCCTCGCTGGCGCCGAACTTCGTCAGGCGGAACTGTGCCCATTCATCCGAGCCTTGAATCAGGTCGTGAGTTATGCGGTCAGTCATTCTCGTGGCTCCATGAGTCCAGCGTCAGTTTCTGTTCTTCGCTGAGTTTGGTCTTCGTCTCGATCATCTTGACCAACTCGGCGGGCGTCTTTTTCTTATCGACGATCAGCTTTCGCCATTCAGGTGACTTTTTCTCGAAGTCATCGGCAGTGCAGACCGGAATCACCTTGGCGCTCGTTGAGCCGCTTTCGCTGCTCTCCCCGCCCTGCTCGGCCTTGTTTTCGACAACCTGCTTCCAGGTGGCCTCGCCGTCCTTGATCGCGCCATAGATGCCGCGCAGATCTACCAGTTCTGCGGGCGAGCACGTATCAAGCGCGTGGCCAAGATACTTCGTTAGGTCTTCGACTTTCACGCCGATTTCAGCGAATGCATCGGCGATGCGCTTCCGTTCCGCTCCCGGATCGCGGGCGGCTTCGTTCATTCGGACCGCCTTGATGATTTCCTCTGCTTCGTCCTGTAGATCGCCCGGAATAATCCGCAGACCAAGCGTCCGTACAGCTTTGGAAATCAGGGCGCCGCGCTTGTTGAGCAAGTCGTCATCGTTGGCCGGAACGGTGTAGACCATCTTCCCGTAGCTATTCTTTCGGACCGAGATATACGAGCCATCGTCTGCCGGCTTCGAGCGCTCGACCGTCTTCGACACCCGCACATCCAGCGGATAGGTCAGATTCGATTCGAGGTCCGTTACGCTGACGCAATGAATCTCTTTCGCGTCGTCCTCGAAGGTCATGGACGTCTCGACCAGAACGTTCTTCATGCAACGCAACGCGACTTCCACGAAGCGAATTCCCAGGCCCTCTACGCCTTGGCCGATCGGCTTGCGGTAGTAGGCGCTCTTGTTGTGTGCAAAGGATGGGCGCTTGCATTCGCTCATCAGATCTTGCCGAACCTGATCCCAGTTACGCGGCTGGCGCATCGCCATCACGTACCGGGCTTCAACCATTGCCTTCGCCTTGGCCGCAATGGCCGTCGAGGCGGTTTCGACCAGTGCGTTGGTCGTCTCTTGTGCGCCGAATTCCTGGCGTACTGAAAGTGCTGTGCTCATGCTGCTTCCCTCTGTTGTTGCTTCCACAGATCAAACCGGTGCTCGTAGTTTTCGAAGTAACCGGCGAACGTGTCGCGAAGCTTTGTTTTGTTGACTGGATCGGCCATCAGGTAGCAGTGGGCCAATGACTGAACGAAAGAGCCGCCTTGCGCTTCCATCATGTGGATGGCGTTGTCGTAATGCTGGGTCATGCCGCACCCGCGAGTTTGCTGACGGGCCATTGCTTGACGGTATGAACAGCGCCAGCCCAGCGCGCGTCCTCATAACCGCGCTCGAATGCACGAATAGCCCACATCGGCACGTTGGAATCGATTCGGCAGCCGTGGTGATTGACGAACATGCGCCACCCTAGTGAGTAGAACCAGCGCTTGCCAGCGAGCGGTTTCATGCCGCCTCTCCAAGGTATGCGCCAGTCATCGGGTTGTACCGCGCACGCTTCGGCGCGTGCTTCGGATGACACACCCAACGCTCGCCAAGCGCATCAATGGCCCGCTTGCGCTGAGCCTCGATGTTGTTGTCCGCTTGCGCCACCATCTGGCGAATCGCTGCTTTGCGTTGCTGTTCGTTGTAGTCGGTCATCTTCAGGCTCCGAGTAGTTGTTTAAGCACCAGCGCAGCAATCGCTCCGATAGATCCGGCCGTGGTCCACATCAGGATTTCTGCTTGGCGCTGGCGTTGCTCTTCTGCCAAGCGGTCGCGACCGGCATCAGATATGCATGTCGTGCAGCCGTCGTGTATCTCGTATGTGGCGCTCATGACTGGCTCCCGGTGGCTTTTTCGATTGCGATTCGAGCACGCTTGGTCATTTCGTTGACTGCTTCGCGCTGCCACTGACGGTCATCTTCTCCGCCGTCTGCTCGCCCTGAGAGGGTGTCCAGCCCGTATCGGCGGATACTTTCGAGCGCTTCGTAGAGGTCAGGCGCGGCGGCTATCAGGCGGCAGTTAGCTTCGAACACTGCGGATTTCATTTCCGGGTTGTCATGTGCTCGTTTCGCGGATTCGAATGACTCTAGGAGGCAGACTTGAACCTCGCGGGGGCCGCCGACGATGTGCGTGGAATAAACGCTGTCGTCTTCCAACACTTCGCGGGGCATGAGCTTCCACGGCCCCGGCGTATGCTTGACCTCGCTCATTGCCATCCTCCCCACTGCCGATTCGTGCGCGGGTAGTCGATCCGCTCGAAGTGCTTGTCGCTTGCAATCTCGGCCAGCTCGTCATCTGTAATCGGCGGCTCGGCCTCGAAGTAGTCGTCTTGCGCCTTGCGCTGCTTGCGCTCGAATTCGGCCCAAGCACGTTGATTTGCATGCTGCCCCATATGGACTCCTGATAATTTGTCAGAGCTACTCGCTGCACTGCGCTTACTCGTACTGCCTTCCGCGCAGAATCCGCTTTTGCCCTGAGCGATAGCGACTGGCAGTCCTTTTAAGGGGACATTGGCTCGCCGGTACAACCCTTAGAGGCCAATCACCATCACGCAGGGCGCCAGGCTTCCCACCTGACTTGGCGCTGTTGGAGCCGCGCTGGCTTCGGGGAATCAGTCCAGCGGCCCAAACGCCGCCGCTCGAAACCGCAACCATGCGGCCTCATCCCTTGCCCGCTGCTCCGCCAACTGCTCGTCAATCGATGCACGGGTGAATTCGATCCAGTCGTCTAGTGCGGTTTTCATCTCACCCTCGCCGTCACACAGTCAACAATGTTCCGCGCCGTTTTGAGCGCGTTCATGGAGTCGTCGTCGATCTCGATGCCGAACTCGTCTTCGACTGACATCGTGATTTCCAGAAGGTCTATGTCGTCCATGCCGTACTCGCCGTCTAGCAGCGCGTCCATCTGCACCTCACAGCCCAAGGCGAACTGTGCTGTGAGAATCGTCTTCACCCGATCTTCAATGCTCGTTGCGACTGTGCTCATTGCTCACACTCCCTACGTTGACCGACTTGCTCCGGCGGATTGGCGCCGCGGATGAACAGGATGCACACCGTAACGGCGCCACACCATGCGCCCAGAGCGAAATACCAGGCGTTCATTTGGCCTCCGTGGCAGCAATGATTGCAGCGCGCATGCGGGCTCGAAAATCGTCCTGATTGCGCTCGTATGAAAACCATTCAAGGATCGCGGCGTCGATCTTTTCGTCCGTCAGCGCTTTCGGCTGGCTGACAGGCGGCACATACCCGCTATGCTTGTCCGCGTCGTAGTCTAGAGTGGACGGTTCTTTATCCAGTTCGCCGATCATCCAGCGCATGCGATCGGCTTCATAGCGCACGCGATCTGGGTATTCTGAGCGGTCGATCGTGATTCCCTTCCAGATCTCGCCTGCGTGTAAGATCGCCGTCCAGTTCGTTTTGCCGTTGCTCTCGGGCATGGGTCCGTACCAGACGGCGAGATTCGGAAGTGCTTTCGGCTGGCTGGCGGATAGTGCGGCGTTCCACGCGTCGATCCACACCCGCCAATCTTCGATGCGACGCACCGGGCTTTCGCCGGTGAAGTAATACTTGGAGTTCTCGAAGGCGATAGACGCGGCATTCGTGTCGGTCGCCTTTCGGTCAACCCGCACATACTCAGCCTCCTCGATAATGTCGCCGTCGCCTACGGAATCCTCACACCACGTGTGCATGCCGTGGTCGCCTTGCTCGCGTTGTAGCCAGATTCGGGGTGGCGCCCACTGTTCGGTTGTCATTTCCATCCCCTCAACAGCACCGTGTCAGCGTCGCCTCGCGACTTCAGGCGGAGCGTCTCGCTATGTCCGTGACAGAATCCGTCGTCCACGAACCCGGCTGACACCAAATCGCTGGGATCGCCAAGAACGTGTCGCCGCCAGTTCTGCTCCGACCCGAATCGGATCGCTGCGAGCGACTCATGAAAGCGGTCGTGATTGATGCTCCGGGGAAACACGAAGATCGACTCTTTGCCGTCGATCAGAGTGACGATGTATTTCATTTCAGCACCAAGCGATCTGGCTGTAGTCCACAGACATGACCAGCCGTGAATTGGAATAGACGTCGAAGTGTCTGGCGAACGTCAGGATGTAGTTGGAGACTCTCGGCACGTAGGCCCGGAATCCGAAGTCGGTGTAGAAGCTCATGATTTCACCCCGTAATGTGCGAATTCGCCGTGAAGCATGTCGGCCCACAGGCAATAGACCTCGTGCGCCTCTTGTGCCGTTTCGTAATACCCGAGGTTCTTACACCGGCCCTTGTAGCCAATCTTTGCGCACCAACTGTCTGTTTTCGCGCAGTGCGTCACACCTTTGTAACCAGACTTATTGTTGGCGGATGGTCGATTCCTCAGATTCTCTGCTTGGGTGCACGTGCGAAGGTTTTTCCTTCTGTTATCCGTCCTGTTCATGTTGACGTGATCGACCAAAATCCATCTGTCATCCACGCCCATGATCTGACGGTGCATTCGAACTTGTTTGCTGCCTTCGTTCCGCACGGCATAGCCAAAGTGGCTCACACACCATTTGTATTTGGACAAAGCATCAAAGTCTTCGTCATCGACCAGCGCAAACATTCCTCTGGTTAGCGGTATTCTGTGCATCACAAATCTCCAGCAAGTATCCTCAAACCTCGTCCGCATCAATCGCCGCGAGAAGATCGCGGTCATCCTCGGCGAGAGCAACATCGCTGCCGCCGTTGCGCATGATCTGAATCCCCGCCATCGCCGCAGAGTGCGAGGTGAAATTGCCCAGCCACCTGTCGCCCGCGTACAGTCTGCCGTCGATGACGGTCATGTCTTGGTGCCAGTTCATGATTGGCTCCTCTAGCAGCAACAAAGTGCGAAGGCCGATTTGCATCCACCGCAGACCGCGCCGCGTTTGACTTGGTCGGCGACAACTTTCTCGTGACACGCCTTGCACGAGTGCGGCACGAACAGGCCAACAAGCTCGCCGGGTTGCACTTCGGTTTCACAGTGCTTGCAGGCATGGCGCCATGCGGCCCCGTCGAACTTTCCACCGCAACGCTCACAGCACTGGCCTTCCTTGCGGTCGTAGACCATGTGGTATTGCGGGCCGTACTTCGCTATGTCGTTGATGCAACGCGGCGTCTCGCATCTGATGGCCGATTTTTCGCTCATGAATGTCTCCAGCGAGTAGTTGTCCTAATCTCTCAAGAGCCCGCTAACCGCCGCCGACTCAGCGAATCGGCCGCGGCTAGGGGACTCGAAACGTCTTTAGGGGAAGGCGCCGGGGGTGAATTTCCGGCTTGGAACGGTTACGACTACATCGCCGCCCGCACCACCTGTGCACTTCAGCGCGCATCACCACTGCGCTACCCTTCCACTAAAAACGCTTGCAGTTCTCAGTGTTGGCGGCTGGGCCTAGCTAGTTCATCTTCTTCCGCCGCCCGCGCCGGATTCGCCAGACACGCGGGGTTCGCAAGGCTCGATGGTCTATGCGTGTTACCAACCGCCAACACTGAGAACTGCTATCCACGCGACGCTGACAACTCCCGGCCTAGCCGGCTCCAGCTGCCGCGTGGTTTTGATCGTCTCGCAGCCTTCAATCAGACTTCTATCCGGTAGCCATACATCGGCCTAGCGCGGTTGGTCTGTGCTGCGTATCGGTCGACTAGATCAGACCGTGCGGCGAGTCCCGAGGGAGGCCGCAAACTTCGATTGTTAATGTGCGTTCCGCGATCCGGCTCTGCCGGGGCGGGTGCTTCTACTGCGGGTAATTCACGGTCTCGTCAGTGAGCGCCTTACGCTCAGACCGCCGAAGCGGTTTCGACCTGTTAGCGCACCTGGAACGATATGCACGGTTTGTTGTGCGCGCCCAAGCGAAGTGCTGAACCGGCGAGGATCGTGTGGCATTCATGCGCGACCATCGAGCCGTTCGGAATCATCTCCGGTGCGTCGAGCGGGCCGCCAAACGTCAACATGAAAGTTCCGTCGAAGACTTCGTCAATCGCGCGGAATGCATTAAGGTTGTTCGGGCTCATTTCAATCCCCTTCTCCGTCGTTGCGTTGTGTTGCGGTATGGAGAGAATCATAGATCAATTTGATTTGCTTTGCCAAGCGCTATGTCGCAAAAAGATTTGCTCGGAGCGAACAATTATTTCTATCGCCTGCATAGCTTCAATAGATCATAAAGATTTGCTCAGATAGAGGGATCGCCGTCTAGACTGAAGGTGGGTACTAGGAGGCTGAGATGACCGCAGACGACGTGATAACGGTTTTCGAGCGATTGAACGTCGAGGGCCGAGCAGACGTACCGATTGACTACGCGTGCGCCGGCTTCGCAGGCTGGCTTGCGCAGAACTGGGAGAGATTCGGGGGAGACGACCTGGCCGTGTTGACGTCGGTCGGTGCTACGTTATGGCGGGAGGGCTTCGAGCAGAGGCGGAAATGAAAAACCCGGCCGAGGCCGGGTCGTTCAGTGCTGCAAAGATGGTCAGTCAGATCGACCGCCATCGGCTACCCCGTATTTGTGGTTTTTAGCGGTCTTAATTACCGCCGGCCAAGCCTGAACCGGATCGATACACAACCTCTCCGGCGATCTGAAGCCCTTCCAGCTGGTCCGCGGCGATGATCTTGTCGGGAAACTCTGGATTGTAGGAATGCAGCCTCAGAGCGCCTTCCGGCTCCTTAAAGATCTGCTTCACCAGCGGTTCATCCTCAAACGTCACGGCGTAAATCAGACCGTCCTTCACCCGGTTCTTCGCCATGCAAATCATCATCATGTCTTTATTGAACAGATACGGCTCCATGCTCCGACCGTGAACCTGGGCCAACCTGCAATCCTGTGGGCGCACACCAAGGGCCTTGAAGAAACCGATATCAAACGGCAGCGCCTTTTTTTGTCGTACTTCCCATTGAATCACGCCATTCCCCGCTGAGTAACGATAGTCATAACGGTCGATCCACACCCGGTCGTCGTCGGGCTCGAGATCTTCCGGGGTCTCCCATGTGACTAAGTTACCGCTTCCTTCTGGCAGCAATTTCTCGAGTACGGCCGACCTTGTTCCGCTGATTGATGCATCGGTGCTGCCTGTTATGTGCTCGACATCAAGCCACCCTTCTGGCTTGCCAAACGCTGCCTCGATACGGCGCGCCAGCTTGTCACCGATGTTGCGAGTTGGCGACGGGCCCATGAACTGATTGACCTGCTGAGTGCTGCTGTCTATTCGACGCGCGAACTCAGCCGGGCCCTCGTGTGCGAGCGCGCGCGCGTTCTCTAACCGGATCTCTTTCACCGTTTTCATGGTGCGAATGATGATTGGATCAATCATTTTGATCAACGTGCAAAAAGATTTGATTTAGCAAAGCAAAAAGCTTGAGTCGCACATCGTTTTGATCTATGCTGGCAGCACTACATGATTTCTCGGTGCTGACTAAATGGATCTTCGAACGTGGTTCCTCACTACCAAGCCTGACGAGCGCCGTGCGCTTGCCGCGAAGATCGGCAGGTCGGTCGAGTACCTCTATCTTTGCACGCGACCGGGACGTAAGCCTGGCGCCAAACTCTGCAAAGAGCTTGTCGAAGCTGATCCACGTTTCACTCTCGCGGAGCTTCGCCCAGACATCTGGGGTAACGGTATAGATGCCATCGCAGCACGCGACGACGCTCAGCCGAACCCCGGCGGTAGTTCGAGCCGCAAGACGAAAGAAATGCGGTCGGTGTTGTAAATGGCTTACCTCAACATTACAGAGCCCGGAATCTGCGCTGATTGTCGCGGACCGCTGCCCGTTCCTCGTCATGGTCGGCGCATGCGCTGTTTTGAGTGCGCGCGTAAAGCCGGTCGTCCGCTGGCTCGCGAAAAGTTCTCCTTCGAGAAGTTCGCAGACGATTGGAACGCCGGAATGCCGACTGAGCAGATTGCGGCCAAATACGGCGTGTGCACGGCGACCATATACAAGGCCTCCAAGGCGGCTGGGACTACGCGAAAGCGCGGCCCTATGCAATCGCCCGACGCCGAATCCCGCGCCCGCCAAATGATCGATGCCTATTCGGCCGGTTTGAGTCTCGAAAAGATCGGCGAGATCCACGGAGTCACGCGTGAGCGTGTCCGACAGATCATCTCGAAACGCGGCGTGACGAGATTTGATGGCGGTTCGTCGATTCGCGCGGAAGCTAAAAAGGCCGCCCGCACATTCCGAATCGTGGCTAACCGTGACGAACGCTGCATGCGCGTCTATGGCTGCCTTTATTCCGGCCTTGAAACATTGCTTGGAAAAGGCGTTCAGCTTACGTCCAACAAGGCTGCCAAGGCCTATGTCCACCAGAAGCGAAACAGCGACAAACGAGGGATTGAGTTCTCGTTGACCTTCCCGCAATGGTGGGCGGTCTGGCAGAAATCCGGCAAGTGGGAGCAGCGCGGTCGAGGACAAGGTTATGTCATGGCGCGGACCGGCGATGTTGGATCGTACTCGGTCGGGAATGTCTACATCTGCACTCAGAGCCAGAACTCGAAGGATAGCTATATCAAGACTCCGGCTAGCATTCGCACGGCTAAACGAGCCGTAACGATGGCCGCGAAGGGGTATGACCATTTGGCCGGCCTTGGCCTCGGCCGTGGTCGCGGATGGACGTACTTGAAGAAGTGCAAATCCCGGCCCTACCAGGTGAAGGTCGGACGCGAGACCGTTGGCTATTTCGCAACAGAGCAGGAAGCGAGGTCCGCGTACATCGAAGAATGCAATAGACGCCAACTTGAACTGAAAAATAGATTGAGAAATACGACGAACACCGCTCCGCTCGGCGCAACGAGCGAGAACAAGAAGTTCACCGGAACAACGGAAGCAGTGAATCATGAGTTGTAGGTCACGGATGGCGATGATTTGACGCCATTTTGATTTCCTGAGGACTTGCAACTCAATTTAACTGCCTGCAAGAACCCTCAAGGAAAAGACCATGCAACGCGAAATCACGGCTCTCGGAGAGCCAAGGAAGCTTAAGAACGTGTCGGAGGAGTTGCTGAGTATGTGTGACGACGAACTCGACGCGGTGCGACTGTGCATCCAACTCAGTTCGCTTACCAACGAATACATCGGTAAGCAACTGTCGATCGACAAGGGGCACTTCTCGCGAATCATGTCGGGTTCGGTCGGCTTTCCGACTCACAAGCGCCTGAAACTAATGCGCCTTTGTGGAAACCGCGCCCCAGTCCAGTACGAGGTGATGCAGATCGGGTTGGGAGACGTAGACGAAACGGTGGTCGACGCGAAAGCCGAGAACGCCGCGCTGAAGGAAAAGGTAGCTGCCCTTGAGGGCGCTCTGGCAGCAATGCTTAATTCATCGAGGGCAGCATGACTTTCCACCACCGAGACCAATTACAGCGCGCCCAATGGGACGCATACAGGGCCCGTCAGAACGAACCGCTGATCGACCGTCTGATGGCATCGCCCGTTACGTTCGGAGTCTGCCTGGCTGCTCTGTGTGCGCTGCCGGTGGTGGCAGTGATTGTTTGTCTTAGGGGTTGAGATGAAGCGAGACCGTTTGAATCGGGAACCGGCCAAGTGGCGCGACCAGGACGAGCTGGCCCAGAAGATCGCACATGCGCGCAAGAAGGCCGAGAAGCATCAACTCGTCACCCTTCTGTGTGATTCGCTCGCGCGGATGACTGAGAAGCCGAAGCATCGGAGGCCGCTGTGAGCGCCCGCGGAACTCGTCGGGTCTCCAGTGCTGAGTTGCGCATTAACAGGGCGCTGGATTCGCTTGTTAAGAGCCTACCGGTCGACGTCTTCCCGATCGCTGATCCGGACCTCGCAGCGCTATCCGAGCTGCTGCATCGCATGACTGTGTGTCAGGAAGACACGCCGGCAACGCGCATGGCTGGTGAGGCTATTCGCAAGTTGCGGGCGTACCTGTCCAAGCAATCGAGATCTTGAGGCGGAAGTGTGCAAGAAGCGTCACCGCAACTCGAAAACGGATATACGAGGCTCGCTAACGAGCTTCTGGACGCACTCATTTGTGCAGGACTAACAGCAAGGCAATGGGCGGTCGTAATGACGATCATTCGTAAAACGTACGGCTTCAACAAGACATCCGACGAGATCGGGCTGTCGCAGTTGTCTGCCATGACTGGTCTCGACAAGTCGAACCTGAGCAGAACCGTGCGCGAACTTGAAATCGCAAAAGTGATCCATCGTAGCGGCGGCACCCACGGCCACACACTCAGCATCAACAAGCATCACAAGCAATGGGGGTTGTCAAATCAACAACCCCAGTTGTCGAAACAGCAACCGTTGTCGAAACAACAACAGAAAGGTTGTCAAAACGACAACTCAGGGGTTGTCAAATCAACCATTGAGGGGTTGTCAAATCAACAACCACAATATACGTCTTTAAAAACAACTCAAAAGACAACTCCAAAAGACAATCTTTCGCGCTCGCTTCGCGAACGCTTTGATTCCTTCTGGACTGCCTATCCGAGAAAGAAATCGAAGACCGCGGCTGAAAAGGCACTTGCCAAGCTGAAACCGAACGAGCAACTCCTTGCAGACATCATGTCCGGCTTGGAGAAGGCCAAGACTTCGGTTGAATGGCTCGACAAGACCTACATCCCCTACCCGGCCTCCTGGCTGAACGATGGCGGATGGATGGATGACTACACGCCGGCCGCCTATACCGCTGAGCAGATTTCGGTAATGAACGCGTTCAACGAGTCGCTTGGGGATTCCCTTGGAGAGGCCAGTCACGAAGTATTCAGCAAGGACCGCGCCGACGCGATTACCGACTTCCTCGGATTCCGTCCAAAAGATCCGACGTTCTGGCAGCGGTACTTCCCTTGGGTTGCTGACAGCGTGGACGTGCCGCCCCACTGCGGTTTTGATTGGCTAATTGGCCGCGACGGATTCTCGAAAGTCTCGGGTGGCCAATTCAACAGGAAAGAACAATGAACGCACCTGATAGATTCATCGAGACAGCGCGCGAAGTGCCGGCGTCCGTCGAAGCCGAACAGACAATTCTCGGCGCGCTCATGTCCGACAACGATGGCTTCGACCGCGTCGGCCATTTGCGCGGTGAACACTTCTTCCGCTTCGACCATCGGCAGATCTTCGACGCGATCCAGAAGCTGATCGTTTCAAACCGCCGTGCGGACATGATCACGGTCTTCGAGGCGCTCAATTCCGCCGGCGTTGCCGATCAGGTTGGTGGCTTGTCGTACCTGAACAGCCTTGTTTCGAACGCCCCTGGCGCCGCTGGTATCACTCGCTGGGCCGACATTGTGATCGATCGCTGGAAGCTGCGCGGGATCATTTCCGCAGCCGATGAGATTGCCGCGATGGCCTACAACCGCGAAGGCAAAACCGTCGAGCAGATCCTGAACGAAGCTCAGGCCAAATTCGAACCGCTGGTCGTCACCACGACGAAAGACGCGCAATACATCCGGGCCTTCCTGTCTCCGGTTATCGAACGCATTGACGCGCAATATTACGGCAAGGAAACCAAGGTTCGCTCCTTGTCGACCGGCTTGCGTGACCTCGATGAGAAACTCGGCGGCGGAATGCGCCCCGGTCAGCTGATCGTGATCGCCGGCCGTCCCGCAATGGGAAAGACGGCGATCGCCTTGGGAGTGGCCGAAGCTGCGGCGCACGCCGGTGGCGCCACGCTGTTCTTCTCGCAGGAGATGCCTGGCGAGGAACTGGCGAACCGTGCTATCGCTCGCGCCTCGGGCCTGCCGCTGGACAAGATTCTCGATGGAAAGAAATTCAACGACGACGAAGGCGACTTCGATCGTCTGACGGTCGGCACTTTGAAAGTTTCGGAACTTGAGTTGCTGGTCGACGAGCAGCCGGCGCTGAGCCTTAACGAAATCCGCAGCCGCGCCCGCACCGTGAAGCGTCGCCACGGTCTCGGCCTGATCGTTATCGACTACTTGGGCCTGATGGCTGACGGCGAAGGCAACACCCGCAATGAAAAGGTCGGCGCCAACAGCCGAGGCCTTAAGGCGCTGGCGAAGCAATTGGAAGTGCCGGTTGTCTTGCTGGCCCAGTTGAACCGGAAGCTCGAAGAACGGCATGACAAGCGCCCGATGCTCTCCGACTTGCGCGACTCCGGCGAAATCGAGCAGGACGCTGACATCGTCCTCTTTCTGTACCGGGATGAAGTCTACAACCCCAACACACGAGACCGCGGAATTGGCGAGATAAACATAGCCAAGCAACGGAACGGGCCGACCGGAACGGTTGCGGCGGCCTACATCGGCGAGCGCACATTGTTCGCCGACCTGATGCCGGGAACCAGGTTCGGGGAACAGCCGGGCGATGAGCAGCCGAAGAGATCCAAGCGAGGCTTCGAATGACTCCCGCCCAACCGGCTGAAGTGCTCGAGGAAATCGCCGGATGGACCCTTGAGGCGCGTCGAGCATACATCGCGAATTTGGCGATGACAAATGCCGAGGAAGCGCAGCAGGTAAAGGCGGGGTTGTTGACCCTCTGGGAAAAGAGAAAACGGTAAGGGGTGGCGAGATGACGAAGAGAATTGAGTTGACCGTAGGTAGTAGTACTAAGTGGCTTGACAACTGCCACTTCGGCGATTGCCGCGAAACGATGCGCGCGATGATCGCTGACGGCGTGAAGGTGCAGACGATTGTGACGTCGCCGCCCTACTGGGGCTTGCGGTCGTACCTGCCGGAAGGCCACGAAGATAAAGGGCATGAGCTCGGCAGTGAGCCTACGCTTAAAGAATTCATCGCGACGATGGTCGACGTCTTCGAACTCTGCCGCCAGCTGCTCGCCGAAGACGGTACGGCTTGGGTCAACATGGGAGACGCATACGCTGGCTCATGGGGCAGCCAGGGGCGCGAGTACTCCGGCGTCGGTGTGTCGGCACTGAGCGCCCGCCAAGTGGCGGCATCGCAGCGCAAAGCGACACAGACGGGAACAATCCGCGACGAAGGGCTGAAGCCAAAGGATCTGATGGGCCAACCGTGGCGCCTCGCGTTCGCGCTGCAGGACGCCGGCTGGTATCTGCGCCAAGACATTATTTGGCACAAGCCCAATCCGATGCCGGAGTCGATCAAGGATCGGTGCACGAAGGCGCACGAATACGTTTTCCTGCTCTCCAAAAGCGAACGATATTTCTACGATCAAGCAGCTATCCGCACGCCAGTTAGCGTCGAGACGAAATTGAAATCCTTCGAAACGATGGATTTCAAGGCGCGCGACAAATACAAGATGCCTGATGGCTGGAATACCGGCCCGGGCGCGCACGGTTCATTTCATCCCAGCGGACGCGAGAAAGGAAAAAAGGCGGGGCGTAATGCAATGCGCGGTCAAGGACAAAGCCGCCCGGAAGGCACGGGCCGCGCTAACCGCGAAGGGCGAGATGTAACTGAGGTCGCCATGAATCTCGACACGGCGAATCGTCGCAGCGTCTGGACGATAGCGACCGAGGCTTATCCTGGTGCGCACTTCGCCACGTTCCCGTCTGCTCTCGTCGAGCCATGTGTACTGGCTGGTTCGCGTGTTGGCGACATCGTTTTCGACCCCTTCTTCGGCAGCGGCACGACAGGCCAAGTTGCGCAAAACCTTGGCCGCCACTTCATCGGAACGGAACTTAACAAAGACTATGAGCCGTTGCAGCGCGACCGACTGCGCCAGCCGGGGCTTCAATTGGAGGTCGCATGAAACTGGTCATTCTGGAAAGCCCGTTTGCGGGCGACGTTGAAAAGAACATCGAATATGCCCGCGCGTGCGTGCGTGATTCGCTCCTTCGCGGCGAAGCGCCGATTGCATCGCACTTGCTTTACACCCAACCGGGTGTGCTGAACGACGACATCCCTGCGGAGCGCCAGCACGGCATTGATGCTGGGCTCGCATGGCGCGCCGTCGCTCACGGCTCCGTCGTCTACACCGACCGGGGCATTAGCAAGGGCATGGATTACGGCATTGCAGCGGCAAAGGGCGCTGGCAAGACCGTTGAATATCGTTCGCTCGGTAGCGATTGGGAGGTCGCATGAACCGCAAAGGCAACCTGCACAAAGAAAAGCGCCGCAAGGCAATGATCGAGGCGCTGAAAGCCAATGGCCCGCTGACCATCCAGGCGCTAGCTCAGATGTTGGATTGGGGCCAGGAATCCATTCGTGTTGAGTTGATGCTGAACCTTGGCGTTCTCTTTGAGCAAGTGCAAGAGCAGGAGCGCGGGCTGATGAACGGCTCCAAGCCTCGACTCTTTTACCTGACCGCCGAATCACTTGGAGTCTCGGACGAAGAATACGAGCGAATCTCAGACAACCTGTTTCGCGACGATGGCTCATGGTTTCCGAAAGCAGATGCCCTGCTTGTCCAGACCATCAACGCGATGGTGCGATCGGGACATGCCCATGGAGGCAGTCGATGAGAGCCGCGAACGCCGCTGATATTCGCAAAGCTGCTCAAGCTGCGGGTAAATCCACATACGAAACAGGCGTCCCATGCAAGCGCGGACATATCGCACCGAGGTTCGTGTGCAACATGAATTGCGTCGAATGCCATCGCACGATCAAGCGCAAATCGGCGCCTCCCATGTCTAGCGAGACCTTTGGCAAGCGCCTCGCCAAGCTGCGCAAGCGACTGAAGCTATCGCAAGAGGAATTGGCTCAGCAAGCACGCGTAAGCGCTCGGAGCATCTGGAATTACGAAGCCGATCAGAAGCTTCCGCACTATTGGCAATTAATCGAACTCGCAAAACAACTGAACACCTCGTTGGATTACTTGTGCTGCCGGACGGCACGTCGGAGAGATTTCATATGAGCACTGAACTCAAAGAGCCCACCCAACTCGTCATCGGGCTAACGCACCGCCAGATGCTTGACTGGATGGCTGAGGATGGCGTGTTTTGCTCGCCGGATAAGTACGCACGTCGGCTTCAGGAAGCACAGCGCCGGGCGATCGCGGCACAGAACGACAACAATCAAAAGGAACATGCATGAAAGGTCGAATCTACATCTCCGGGCCGATGACGGGGCTGCCCCGCCTCAATTTCCCGTTGTTCAATCGCGTCGCTGTACGACTGCGCAATCTTCGCTGGGAAGTTGTAAATCCCGTCGAGATCAATCCGGATGAAAGCGCTGATTGGCTCGATTGCATCGCTGCTGACCTTCTCGCGATGAGAGGTTGCACGGCTATTTGCTTATTGCCCGGCTGGACCAATTCATACGGCGCAAAGATTGAACGAATGGCCGCCGACAGGATGGGGCTCAAGGTTTTCCACTTGGCTGATCTGATCCCGGAGGAAGCATGACCTACACATCCACTACCGCGTCCGAACTGATCGTGCGCGTTCGCCAGTTATCGCAGCAGATCGAAGAGGCTTCGGCAAAGGGCTTCAAGGACGGTGCCGTGATCCGTTTGATCTACGAACTTGGCCACAAGGTAGAGGAACTCGAAAACGAGGCTACGCGCGAGTACATGGACAAGAAGGAGGCCGCGTGAGCGAACTTAAGAACACCAATCCCAAAGACGCTATCGGGTCCGGGAAATTGCCGTTGCATCTGTGGCCGGCGACCGCAACCGCGCTCGGCTCCCTGGGTCTGTTGGACGGAATGCTCAAATATGGCCGCTCAAACTGGCGCGTTGCCGGTGTCCGCGCGTCGATCTATGTCGACGCAGCCAAGCGTCATCTTGACAAGTGGTTCGAAGGGCAAGACAACGATGTCGACAGCGGCCTTCCCCACTTTGCTCACGCCCTCGCCTGCCTCGCCATCCTGGTAGACGCGGAGGCCGCAGGCAAGCTCAATGACGATCGCATGGTGTCCGGTGGCTATCACGCGATGCTCGATGCGCTCACGCCGCACGTCGCTCGATTGAAGGCGCTGCACGCCAGTAAAGATCCGCGGCATTACACGATCGCAGACAGCGCCGGCATGACCGAACACGCTGCACGCGAGGATGACGCGAGACATATCGAAACGTCGAATCGGGAGGCAGCGTGAGCGATAAAACGAAAAGATATCTCGCAGCACTCCGTGAGTCTGCAATCGGCCTCCCGCTCGGTCCTTTCCGTGGCGACTTCCCGGACGAGATCCGCCGAGCGGTCGGTGAGTTCGTTTATGTGGCGGCGCAACTGGCTCTCTGGGCGTTGGCAATGGTGACATATCCCGTTTCAATCTTTCTTGTGGCCGCCGCAGTCGTGCATTCCGATGAGGCGATTCGGAAGGCTTATCGGAAAGCCGACGAAGAATGGATGCAGAGCATGAACCGGGGGATTGACTGCGATGAGTGACAGACAGCTTTTCCGTCTCGTCCATGCGACAGCCCGCCAGATGGCAAGCCGTGCTGTCATCAATGCGCCTGACGGGTTCGTATGCGAGGTGAAGCCCGCACCGAAGTCCCGCGATCAGGAAGCCCGCTATCACGCGATGATCGGTGACATCGCAGCACAGGTGCCATTGCTTGGCCGCCAGTGGGATCGCGAAGACATGAAGCGCCTGTTGGTCGATCAGTTCGTGCGCGATATGAAGGTCGCAGGCACCCCACTACACAACAGCGGATCCGTGGTGCCGAGTCTCGACGGGACCGGCATCGTGCAGCTTGGCGTTCAGACGCGTGGATTCCGGAAGGCCGAGGCCAGCGCCTTTATTGAGTGGCTGTTTGCCTTTGGCGCCGAGAACGAGGTTCTGTGGTCGGAAACGGCGGCGCATGGGTACGAGACGCTGGCGAAGGAGTTTGCATGACGTTCGGCAAACCGTCGCTCAAGCCAAAGAAGTGCCACGTGTGCAAGCGCGTCTACACGCCAATCCGGAGTATGAGCAAGGTCTGCAGCGTGCCCTGCTCGCTCGAGTGGGCGAGGAAGCTGGCAGAGCAAAAAGCAGCACGCGCAAAACGGGATGAGCGGAAGTCGCTGCGTGAGGCATTGGAGAAAGCGAAAACGCGAGGCGCCCATCTGAAGGAATTGCAGGCGGCATTCAATGCTTGGATCCGGATGCGGGACGCTGGCTTGCCGTGTATCTCTTGTGGACGGCCGGCGTCATGGCGAGGGCAATGGGACGCCGGACATTACCGCAGTGTTGGCTCCAACCCCGCCAGTCGCTTCGATCCGGCCAACGTAAATAAACAATGCGATCCGTGCAACGTGCATTTGTCGGGAAACCTGGTTTTGTACCGCATCAATCTCATCAAGAAAATCGGCCTGGCAGAGGTCGAGCGACTCGAGGGTCCTCATCTCCCGTTAAAGCTCACCTTGCCGGAGATCTTGGAAATGAAAGCGTTCTACAGAGAGCAAGTCCGTCAACTCAAAAAGGAGGCAGCATGAAACCCGCCCATCTATCCCTTAACAACAAACAGCAAGGTATAGGAGCAACCATGGTTCAGCGATACGGAACGTCGTGCGCAGAGCGTGATGATGGATGCTTTGTGAAGTTTGAGGACTATGCGGCGCTGGAGGCTGAGGTGCGGGCACTTCGGGAAAAACTCGAAACACCGATCGCCATGAAGATCAAATGGTCGCCACTGGAATCGACCATGATCGACGGATGGAGTGAAGAAGTCGCCGAAGATGCACTGAAGCGCGGCAAGAAAGTGACGGCCTACTACGGCGAGAAGAAGGAACATGAGCTGGACGCAAAGGTGCAGCAATGATCGACATCGACAAACTTGAAGCGCTGGCGAAGGCGGCGACGCCGGGGCCATGGGAAGCAAGCGCATACGGCGGGGTGCATCCGATTGGGCGTGGCGGATCTATCGTGACGGCACTCACGAAGTCGGGGATGTATGACGGATACGCTCAGAACGCATCGTATATCGCCGCCGCGAACCCCGAAGCAGTCCTTGACCTGATCGCAGAGGTGCGGGCGCTTAGGGAGTTTCACGCGTTTTTCCGGAGCCGGTGCGAAGGGCTATTCGCGCAGTTCGGAATGGGTGCCATTGATCTTTATAACGCGGCCGCGATCGTTGCACGCAAGGAGAAAGCATGTTGACCGGACTCACCCGCTATCGGCTCGGTTGGCGCAAAACAATGGTGTTGCAGGTATCCGAATGGCGGCGGCGATTCGTGGTCGGCCATCTTCCCGAGTCGCAGCCGTGGATCACCGTTTGGCGTGATGCGACCTTTCAGGACGTCATTGATCTGGCAGCACAAAACATATCAAGGGAGCATCCATGAGCCCATTCGTCCCCGGCCTAGTGGTTGGCTACACCCTTGGCGTTGTATCAATGTGTGGTCTGGTTGGCCTATACCTCCTCCACCGTCCACGCTACGTCGCGCCGACGAAGCGGAGGAAGTATCGGGGTGTGCCAGTTACAGAGGTAGAGAAGCCGGCAGAGCCAATGTACATGTACGGCGTTACAGGGCTCGAAGAATAATCGCAAAAAGGGTGATTGACAGTACCGTTAATTTGTAGTGCGAACTGATTTGAAGTACAATATATACGCTAACAAGCGTTGTTTTCCACAACAGATAGTGCGCGGGGTTCTAAATGACGCAAGACCAATCCGAGCAAGTTGAAGAACTCTTGATCCAATGGCACCGTTGGCAGGATTCGTACACTCCTGCACTTGGAGCCCCGCGCTGCTCGCCGACGTGCCGTGAGTACGAGATCCCGGCGAAGCACATGACGGATCAGGAGAGATCCGAGGCGGTGGATGCGAAACTATTTAAACGGAACGGCGAGACTGTGGACGCCTGTGTCGATGCTCTGCCGACCTGGCAGCACAGAGCGTCGATTCAGATGTCTATGGCCAATAAACGAGCCGGATACTCAGTGTTCTCAAATCCGCGTCTGAGTGCTGAAGAGTCGCATCAGTACTATCAGGAATCGAAGGAGTTGCTCCTGCCAAAGTTCACGGCGCGCAGGCTGATCAAGGTGATGGAGGCCGCAGCATGAACGCATTCGTCCACCACTATGGTCGGAACATGATCGGCCGAGACTTCGCCGTAGGGGATATTCACGGCATGTTTAAGCTGTTGCAAACAACGCTCGACAGCATGGGCTTCGACTCTAAGGCTGATAGGTTGTTCTCGGTCGGCGATTTGGTGGACCGTGGGCCAGACTCCGAGCTCGCGCTTGAGTGGATCTCGAAGCCGTGGTTTCATGCCGTCCAAGGGAATCACGAGGACATGGCGATTCGGTACGTCACGCCAGGCAACCGCGATCCATACCACTATGCCTCGAACGGCGGCGCATGGCTGATCGGCAAGACTATGCCCGAACAGCAGGAGTACGCGATCGAGCTGGCCGCTCTGCCCTATGCCATTGAAGTCGAAACGGCTGACGGTCTTGTTGGGATTGTGCATGCCGATGTGTCTGGCGGATCGTGGGGCGAGATGGTTGCTAGGTTTGCTGGGGTGACCAGCAACAATAAACTCAAGGCAATCACACAAGATGTGCTGTGGTGCCGCGATCGCATTCAGTCGGAAGATGTCTCAGGCGTGCCTGATGTTCGTGCGTTGATCGTCGGCCACACACCGCTCAAGCGCCCGGCCGTGCTCGGCAACGTGTACCACATCGATACAGGCGCGGTATTCCGTGAGGGCTACTTCACATTGATCGACATGGCGACGCTGGAAACCGTCCCGCCGACGCCTAAGAAATTGGGGTGGGCAGCATGAGTGACGAAATCTTGCTGGCCGAGGCACGGGCGTACTGCAAAGAGAAGGGCTTACGAAACCCGAAGCAGGCCTTTCAAGCGCATCGCAATGGCGCCAAGGAACGCGAAATACCCTTCGAAATGACGTTCGATGAATGGTGGGGAATCTGGAAGGATCATTTTCACTTGCGCGGGCGTGGAGCTAACGACTTATGCATGGCTAGGGAAAAAGATAGCGGGCCCTACAAGGTGGGGAATGTCTATCTGACTACCAAGTTGGGGAATTCGCGCGACTACCACGGCCCACAAAATGCCGCCAAGCAAGCCCGGAAAGAGCGCGACCAGCGGTACTGGGGACGCGACGACCAACACAAAGAGGCTGTGTCGCATCGCGCATACAAAATTTGTTGCAAGCCCTAAAAGTTTGTGGCAGTATTGACACCGTGGTCCTAGAGTTACGTCTAGAGCCAACATAAATTTCAGAAGCCCTGCCCGGTCCAAAGCCGCGCGGGGCTTTTTCATTTCCGGCTCCGTCATGCGATTTCCCTCTCCTCTCGAATCCCGAATGTACGGGAATCCCGAGCGCATCCTTGAGGAAAAGCAGGCGGCTCAGGCCAACGCAGAGAAGCGCGCCGAGAAGCGGAGAACGCTCCATGTCCGCGAAGGCTGGAGCGAGGCACGCAAACGTGCTGAATCCCTATTTGATCTCCCCGCTGGGGCCGGTGCAGTGTCGGCCGTCCGGTGCCCCACTCCCTCTGCAATGAGGGTCGAGCTGGTCGACTGACGCCAGCGAGAATTCGATATGAACGCACAAGAACTAATCGACAGCCTGGAACTGGATCTCGAGCGCATGCGAAACATCGATCCGGCGCTGAGGGCTTCGATGATCGCCCGGCTGGATGAATTGAGGAAGGCCGTGGAGCAGATATAATTGCAGAGCGCGGATAGGGTAGCTCCCGACACGGTTGGTTTGACCGCCAATCTTCCGCGCCCCTCAAATGGTCTACCTCTAGTCAAGGTAAAGAATGAATAACGTTGCTGGCATTTATGCCATTACCAGCGCGTCTGGGAAGCAATACGTAGGCTCGGCGGTTAATATCAGAAGAAGGTGGCATGTCCATCTTCATCACCTTCGAGTAGGGTCGCACCATAACCCGCATCTGCAATCGGCATTTAAAAAGCATGGCGAGTCAGGGTTGCGGTTTGAGATCCTGTTGATCTGCGGAAAGCCTGATTTGCTCATGTATGAGCAGCTAGCTATTGATTGCTTGGTGCCGGGCTACAACATCTGCAAGACTGCGGGCAGTCATCTCGGCATGAAACGCCCTGAGGCGACATGCCACAAGATTTCTGCTGCCTTGACTGGCAGAAAGATGTCCGCGGCTGCCAGGGCGGCTATGAGGGCGATCCGGGATACTCCGGAGTGGCGGGAGAAAGCATCTGCCATTCGCAAAGGAAAGTCGCCGACGACCGAGGCGATAGCGAGGTCCGCGCAAGCAAGGCGGGGGAAACCTCTATCTGCCGAAACCAAAGCAATCTTGTCCGCCAAGAGCACACTGTTTGGTCAATCTCCCGATGAGCGGCGCAGGAGGTCTGAACGGCTGAAGAACCGGGTTGTGACTGCAGAGACGCGCGCTAAGTTGTCCGCAGCCCGCATGGGCAAGCGCCTGTCAGATGATCACAGGGCGAAGTTATCGGCGGCGATGAACGCTCGATCACCAGAAGCTAGGGCCCAAGCCGCTGCAGCATCATTCGCAGCAAGGGCAAAGCCCGTCAGAATCGTTGATACCGGCAAGGTGTTTGAATCGCTGGTGCATGCGGTGATCTGGCTGAAAGACTCGGGAATATCAAAGGCTACGTCTTCATACCTGAGCCATGTGTGCGCCGGGCGCAGGAAAAGCGCTTACGGATACAGATGGGAATTCGTGGAGCGAGAGGCGACATGACTTTCGATGGTTGGGAGTCAATCCTCACCTTTGGCCCGATGGTGGCCGCAACGTGGCACCTCGCATGCGCGCACGCCCTTACCGGCTATTCGGAGTGGCTGATCGATGTCTTCGAGCCGTTCGCTGTTGGTGGTGCGCTCGAGAGTTGATCGACGGGCGGCAGTGCTGTGATCCGATGGACAAACTTGATTGAGGTGTGACATGGACATTCGTCCGCGTAGGGACAAGCTTCCCAAGCCATGATCCCCGCTTCGCCGCCAGCTACGGTCGGCGTAGCAGTTTGATACGGGCGGCGGAACCCTTTCACGCATGGCGATTATTTAGACGGACGCTGGAGCCCGTCGAATATCCTCCAGGACAGATAGTCGCCAGTCGTGAGAGTGAATGCGCAGGCTGATGCGCATGTTGATCACATGCCACCGGGTTCGATTCCCGGCACTGACCTAACGGGACGTGCGCATGGTGGTGGCAAGCCGGAGATCAGCGCCGGCCACTCTCAACGAGGAAAGCTCCGGTACGCAAGCCGGCAGCCGAGTGCAAAGCTCGGGCCTTCATGATGGACGATTGATCCCGTTCTGCTAACGGGCTCGAACGGCGATCACGGTATGCAGGCCGTTTCAGTCGTCCGCCACGAAGGTAAGGCAGAGTTGCTCGCGCGCTCCGATAGGAGGCCACTGCGCCATGCGGGGCAAGCGTCAAGCCTTCACCCAATCTCCTCGCTAGCTACCCCTGCTAGTCTGCCAGCGCCGAAAGGCTGCTGGCTTTTTTATTTGGTGCGACCGATGGCGCGCAAAGCTAAGACGGCATCGGTGCAATTGCTCGGGATTCCGGCCTTTCCCGTTCCAATCTTCGGCGGCAAAGTGGTGCTTTGCACCGCGCCGCAGGAGTGGGATGCATTGGCCGCAGCGTTCGGTGACGCGACCGGGACCGATGGCTGCAAAGGCCTAGCGATGCGCTATTACAGCGAAGAACATGGTCGCGTCTACGCCGCCGGGGTATTCGACAAGGCTGTCGATACTCTCGTGCACGAGTTGGCGCACGCGACGTTCTTCCTGCTAGGCGACGTTGGCATTCCTGTCGCATCGGGCGAGGACAACGAGTCGTTCACGTACGTTTTAGGGTGGCTGACACGGGAGGCGCTTCCTGTGTTTCAGGCTGCCGTCAAATAATCAAGACGGACTATTGAGGGGAAATCGAATGGCGCGACAATACGACCCGCGGTTACGTGAGTTCGCTGATTCGCGCGAGATATCGTTCCTCGAAGCCGTCGAGAAGCACGGCAAGCCCACGCTCGCAGCCAAGGCTCTCGGGCTGCACCACAGCGTCCTGATTCGCGCTCTGGGTAATCTGGAGAAGCGTGCGGCGAAGATGGGGTATAGCCCCGCGCACGACATGACGCATACCGTTCCTGACGGATTTCGCGTCAAGGGCACGTCGACGGCCTATACGGCAGACGGCATCGCCATTCAGTGGGTCAAGACCGAGCGCGACGGCAACCGGGCAGAAGAGATCGCCCGCGAGGCTATCGCCGTCTTGACGGAGTCTGTGCAAGGGCTCGCGCCTTTGATCGCCGCGCCGGCGTATTCGCAGCCTGACATCCTCGCCGTTTATCCCTTTGGCGACCCGCACGTTGGGCTCTACACGTGGGCGAAAGAATGCGGCAATGACTTTGACCTAGAGATCGGCCGCAAGTTGACACTAGGTGCGGTTGACCGTCTTGTTGCATCGGCGCCCGCTGCGGAAACGGCGATCCTGCTGCTTCTCGGTGACGTCTACCACATGAACGATCAGACCAACCAGACGCCGGCACATCGGCACCAGCTCGACGTCGACTCGCGCTTCGTCAAGGTTCTACAGGTAGGAATTGAGACATACCGGCACGCTATTCTCCGCGCATTGCAGAAACACAAGCGGGTGATCGTCAAGGCAGTACCTGGCAATCACGATCCGCAGGCTATCTGGGCGCTAGCGTTCACACTGGCCGCTTACTTTTCAAGCGAGCCGCGCGTTGAAGTGGATCTTGGTCCGTCGAAGTTCTGGTATTTCAAGTTCGGCAAGGTACTAATCGGCTCGACGCACGGCGACACCGCCAAGCACGAGCAGCTCGGCGGTATCATGGCATGTGATCGCGCCGAAGACTGGGGCACAACCAAGCACCGCTACTGGTACACCGGCCACGTGCACTCCAAGGGCGTGAAGGAACTGCCCGGCGTCGTTTGCGAGTCGTTCCGGACGCTCGCCGCACAGGACGCCTACGCCGCCGGCCACGGCTATCGTGCTGGCCGCGATATGTGCTGCATCGTTCATCACCGCGAGCATGGTGAGATCGAGCGCCATCGGTGCGACGTGGGAATGCTTGAAGCCGCCTAGCTTGCGAGCGACGCGGTCATGTCCGTCAGTGCTTCTAGTAGGCCAAAAAGCTCGCTTGGGTAATATGTAACGGTGGCAGATTCAAGCGGAGCGCCAAGTGCAATCCACTCTTCACCCATTTCGACATATTCTCCATCAGTTACATCTTCATATGCCTCGTAGGGATAACGCAGTTCAATGAAGTTCCTGCCGAGGCGTTCAAGTACGCCGGGATAGTCGGCATCCAATCCGCTACCGGGACCGATCCGAGTTTTCGCCTTCGTGAGCACATCGGCGCGTACTCCCGCGGGAAGCTGATCAAACAACTTCTCGTACGCGTGTCCAAACCTGCCGGGCTTCGCACCGTTGAGCAGCAGAACGCACTTCAACAGAAGTTCCAGCGCCAGCAAGTCAAGCAGGATATCGGAATCCGACCGATCTCCCAGTGGATCTGACTGTCGAAGGGTCTTCGCATCGCGGATGCGGGACATGGCGGACTCGCGCATTCTGCGCAACGTGGATGGCTTCGCTGACGGCGTAGTCATAGCTCGATCTCCTCGAATTTTGGACGTCCGGCGAACAGCCTGACGCAAGGCAAAGATTATGGCGCAAGCAAATTTGCGTGATTGTGCCGCCGGGACATTGAGATGACCTACCCTAACTCGCAAAATCAGGCAGCAGGGGCGATTCCCGTCTATCTGGTCTCGCAACCGAACAGCGGACCGTGGCCCAGCGTCCAAAGCAAGGCGAACGGCGCAATCCCGGTCGTGTTCGTCGCGCAGCCCGGATCAGGGCAGTGGCCGAACGATCAATCGAAGGCTGCGGGCGCGATTCCCGTTCGAGTGGTAAGTGCTCCTGCGGGCAATGGTCCGTTTCCGAGCGACCAAGGCCAGAACGGCGGAGCGATCCCGATATGGGACGCAACGAGTTTGCCTGCGCATGCAGCGACCTACCCCAACGCACAGAACAAGGCCGGTGGCGCTATTCCGGTTTGGCGCGTGAATTAGAGAATTCTTCTCATGAGGCGCGCCCCTGGAAGAAATGAATGGCAACGCGCAAACCTAAAGTTGAGTTAGAGCCTTTCGCACAACGCCCACGGCCTCCCTCTTCGCTGTTTGATGCGGGGAGTTGGTTTCGTCGTTTCATGCCAGCCGAGGGCGTGGCCGAGTGGGTATCGAAGACGCTGCACAGCGAGAGTTCACCGCTCTATAACGTCGATCACCAGCATCTCAAGGACGCCGACGTTGAATTCCTCTGGGCCGCGCAAGAGAACAGCCGGCAGATGCGCAGAGTCGTTGGCCAGTGTGAGGAAGTGACGTTTCGCTGCGGCGCCTGGCAGAAAGGTCGCCAAGAGCAGCAGATGCATGAGTGGTTCGGGCGCGTCCCGACCTACCTCATCACACTTGACGCCATGTACGCGAATGAATGCTCGGACGTCGAATGGTGTGCGCTAATCGAGCACGAGCTTTATCACATAGCGCAGAAAGCCGACGAGTTCGGTGCGCCGGCGTTTACCAAAGACGGATTGCCAAAGCTTGGGATCCGCAGCCACGACGTTGAAGAGTTCGTCGGCATCGTGCGCCGGTACGGCATTGGAGCAGGCGAGACAGCCAAGCTGATTGCCGCGGCGAACAAGGCTCCCGAGGTCGGCGCACTCAACATCGCGCAGGCTTGCGGGACGTGCCTGTTAAGAGCGGCATAACCAGTACAGTACCACTACAGATATATCAAACATGGCAACGCTCACCGACGACGTGAAAGCGTTCGTCGTACAAGCGTTGGCGTGCTTTGACACTCCGACGCAGGTGGCGAACGCAGTAAAAGAGGAATACGGCATCGCGATTGAACGGATGCAGGTCGCAGCGTATGACCCGACCAAGTTTGCAGGGCGCAGTCTGTCCAAGAAGTGGCGCGAGATTTTCGACGCGACGCGGAAGGCTTTCCTTGAAGACCAGGCATCTATTCCGATTGCCAACCAGAACTTCCGGCTGCGTGCCCTCGATCGCCTTTACCAAAATGCCGCGAGCCGCGGGAATGCCGCCCTCGCCGCTCAACTGCTTGAACAGGCTGCCAAGGAATCAGGCGGCACATTCACCAACCGTCGAGAGATGACCGGCAAGGATGGCGCTCCACTGATTCCAACCAAGAGCGCCCAGGAAATGACGGATGACGAACTCGCCGCCTACATTGGAGCAAGCGGCGCAAGAGCTGTGGATTCGCCGAAGGGCTAGAGAAGACGTACTTTCCTACGCTCAGGCGATCGAGATTCCCGGCAAACCCGCCGGCGAAGATCCGGACACGGAGTTCTTCGAGCCCATCGAAACCACGATGGCGCAGCATCATCGGCTCATCCTCGAGACGATGGAGCGTGTCAGCAAGACGCCTCACGGTCGGGCCATGTTCTTCATGCCGCCGGGCAGCGCGAAGAGCACCTACGCATCGGTTGTGTTCCCCTCGCGCTATCTCGGCGCGGAGAAGAATCGCAAGGTCATTCTCGCCAGCTATGGCGATGATCTCGCGCGCAAGATGGGTCGGCGTACGCGCTCGATCATCAAGCAGAAACGGTTCAAGGGCATCTTCAATTGTGAGTTGACGACCGAATCGTCGGCCGCACAAGAGTTCTCCCTGACGAACGGCAGCGAATACATTGCCACCGGTATTCTCGGTGGTGTAACGGGCAATCGCGCCAACGGCATCATCATTGATGACCCGGTGAAAGGCCGCGAGCAGGCTGATTCGCCAACGATCCGCGACAAGACGTGGGACGCATATAACGACGACCTGAAGACCCGCCTGATTCCCGGTGGATGGGTCGTCATCATCCAGACTCGCTGGCACGAAGATGACCTCGCCGGCCGCATCCTTCCCGAAGACTGGAAGGGAGAAAGCGGCCCGATCATGTGCCGCGACGGCAACGTCTGGGAAGTCGTCTGTCTGCAGGCGCGATGCGAGGTTCAGAACGATCCGCTTGGCCGGAAGATTGGCGAGTATCTGTGGCCGCAATGGTTCACGGAAAAGCACTGGTCACAGTTTCAGAACAACGTTCGCACATGGGCATCGCTCTATCAGCAGTTGCCGCGTCCGCTCGAAGGCACGCTATTCAAGGTCGAGAACGTTCTGGTAGACGGCGCACCAGTGCCATGGCCACAACGCTGCGACTATGTGTTCGCCATCCTCGATTCGGCGCTCAAGCCGGGCGATAAGAACGACGGGACGGGCGTGACGTATTTCGCGCGCAATCGTCACATCGGGCACAAGTTGATCATTCTGGACTGGGACATCACCCAGATCGAGAGTGACCTGATCGCTGAGTGGTTCCCTAACGTCATGTCTCGCGTTGAAGAACTCGCGCGGCTCTGTGGGGCTCGCATGGGAAGCGCAGGCAGCTTCGTTGAGGACAAGGGCAGCGGTATCACCCTGCTCCAGCGGGCGGCTCGTAGCAATTGGCCGGCTCAGGCGATCGACAGCAAGTTGACCTCAATGAGCAAGGATGCGCGCGGTACCGGCGTGTCCGACTTTGTCCATCACGGCGACGTGAAGATTAGCGAACACGCCTACAACAAGATTGTTGAATACAAAGGGCGAGCGCAAAACCACTTCCTTAGCCAGTTCTTTGGCTATCGGCTGGGCATTCCCAACCAGGCGGACGACCTGTACGACACGGGCGTCTACGGCATCGCAATTGGCCTAGGAGATTCTGACGGCCTGTAACTGACAAAACCACATGGCAGAAATCAACATCACAGGGTCGACGCTCTCATCGAGCCTGAGTGATCTGCTCATGGCGGATGACATCATTCCAGGTGCTGAGCCGTCGTACCAGCTGTGCAAGACGATTTACGCGTTCCATCCGCTGGGCTCGAAGATCGTGGATCAGCCGATCAAACTGGCGATGAGCCAGAAGCGAACGATCTCGATTCCGAACAGCCCGGAGGAAAGGATTCGTGAGGCTTTCGAGCGCAAGTGGGATGAGATCGGCGCGAACAAGTACATCGCCAACACGTGGCGCCTCGCTAAAATCTATGGCGCCGCGGCTCTGGTCTTTGGCGCTAAAGGCGTTGATACCAACACGCTAATCAAACCAGAAGACCTCGCGAAGAAGGATCTGTACTTCAATGCGCTGGACCCGCTGAACACTGCCGGGTCGCTGGTGCTGAATCAGGACCCTAACGCGCCGGACTTTCAGAAGCCGACGATCATAACAGCCGCCGGCCAGACATATCACCCGTCCCGGTCGCTTGTCTTTTTCAACGAAGACCCGCTCTACATCGAATACACGAACTCGGCTTACGGCTACACCGGCCGCTCGGTCTATCAGCGCGCCCTTTTCCCGCTGAAGTCGTTCGTGCAAACGATGGTGGCCGACGACATGGTCAGCCGCAAGGTTGGCGTCATCGTGGCCAAGATGAAACAGGCCGGGTCGATCGCTGACCGGGCGATGGCTGTATTTCAAGGCATCAAGCGAAACGTCGTCAAGGAAGCGCAGACCAACAACGTCATCAACATCATGCCCGACGAAGGCATTGAGACGCTCAATCTGCTGAACGCTGACGGCGCGCTGACCACGGCTCGTAAAAACATCCTCGAGAACATCGCAGCTGCTGTCCCGCAGCCAGCCAAACTACTCAACTCCGAGTCATACGCGGAAGGCTTTGGTGAAGGCACAGAAGACGCCAAAGACATCGTTCGATACATCGAGCACGAGCAGCAGACGGTCAAACCGATCTTCACGTTCTTCGATCGGATTGTGATGCGGCTCGCGTGGACCGAAGAGTTCTACAAGACGATCCAGGCAGAAGTTCCGGAATACAAGAACGTCCCGTATCAAAAGGCGTTCTACGACTGGGCGAATGCTTTCGAGGCTGAGTGGCCTTCTCTCCTCGTTGAGCCGGAATCGAAGCTGGTCGAAGTCGATGACATCAAGCTGAAAAGCATCATCGCGGCGATCGAAGTGCTTCTACCCACTCTCGATCCGGACAACAAGGCCCGGTTGATCGAATGGGCGGCCAGCAACATCAACGAGTCGAAGCACCTGTTCTCGAATCCGCTGGAGCTTGATTACGATGATCTGAGGAGCTACGTGCCGCCCACGCCTCCGGAAAACCCCGAAGCCCCGCCTCCATTCTCTGGCCGCTCCTGATGGCAACATTCTTCGAAACCGTCACTGCCGCGATCAGGGATTTTGAGGAGAACGGTTTCGACAGCGTCGAACGGTTGCAATATTGGACGGACCTGATTCGCCGTGCAGCAGCCGAAAGCCTGACGCCTGAAAGTGTGATGAATGAGCAATTGACGCGCGCACTCGGCAGCATCTACAAGCGGATGGTCGACGACGGCCAGATCCTGAAGAAACATCCGGGTGTGCCGCGCTTCACGATCGACCGCCTGAAGCCAAGGCTACGCGGCGAATTGGACCGTCGCATGATGGTCTCGCGCAGCCTCATCAAGTTGAACCGTGAGGCGATGGTCGAGAAGACAACGCAGCGCTTCGCCGGTTGGGCTTCATCGATCCCCGCCGGCGGAAGTCGTGCGGTCGAGACGAAAGACGTCAAGGACAACATCCGCAAGGCGCTGACGTCGCTCTCCTTTGAGGAACGCCGATGTGTGATTGACCAGTCGGCCAAGTTTGTGAGTTCGCTCAACGACATCATCGCGACGGACGGCGGCGCCATTGCTGCCCGATGGCATTCGCAGTTCAGACGGGCCGGCTACAACTTCCGACCCGATCACAAAGAGCGCGACGGAAGGGTCTATGCGATCCGCGGCAACTGGGCTATTGAGAAAGGGCTGATGAAGGTCGGCCCCGCTGGTTACACCGATCAGATCACGCAGCCGGCGGAAGAAGTGTATTGCTCCTGCAGCTATGAGTATCTGTACAACCTCCGGGACTTGCCGGACGAAATGATCACCCAGAAAGGTAAGGATGAACTTGCAGCGGTGCGCGCGAAAATCGCTGCCATGAGGGCTTGATATGCCACTAGAAGAAGGATCAAGCCGAGAGGCGATCAGTAAGAATATCGCGACTGAGCGGGAGGCGGGAAAGCCCGAACAGCAAGCCATCGCCATTGCTATGCACGAGGCCGGCAAAAGCAAGGCCGACTCAGATAAGGTCCAAGCCGCCGGCACGTTGATCGTCGCTGACGGAAACGTGTTGTTCCTGCGCCGCGGCAACGGCGGCGATCACCCGGGCGAATGGGCGTTTCCGGGCGGCCATATTGAGGCCGGCGAAACGCCAGAAGAAGCGGCCCGACGTGAAACTTTCGAAGAAGCCGGGTACGAACCGGAAAAGCTGATCAAGCTCGGCACGACAAGTGATGGCGATGTCGAGTTCACGACGTTCTATCACGAGTGCCGGCCATTCGACGTCGCCCTGAGCGACGAAAGTACAGATTTCGTCTGGTCCCCGCTCGGTTCGTGGCCGGAGCCGTTGCATCCGGGTTGCAGGTTCGTGCTTGAGTCGGACGCTTTCAAGGCGATCCGCAAAGCGCACATGACCGAGACAGACCTCGCACGAGCGATGGTCGCGGGCGAATACTCATCGCCGCAGTTCTTCGTGAACATGTGGCTGTTCGATATTCGCATCACGGGCACGGGCACTTCGTACCGTTCGAAAGACGAGGAATACGTTTATCGGCCGCCCGAGGAATACCTCAACGATGACTTCCTGGCGCGCTGCAATGGCCTGCCGGTCATCGTCGACCATCCCGAGAACTCGAATCTGAACTCCGAAGAGTTCAAAAAGCGCTCGGTTGGGTCGGTCATGTTGCCCTACATCAAGGGCGACGAAGTCTGGGCGATCGTCCGCATTTACAACGAAGCTGCGGCGACCATGATGTCGAACGAGCAATTGTCCACGTCGCCCAATGTCGTGTTCCGCAATCCGAAGCTGGAAAACACCGTTGTAACCCTCGACAACGGCGAGAAGGGTCTTATTGAGGGAAACCCAAAACTGCTCGACCACATCGCGATCTGCGAGGTTGGCGTGTGGGACAAGGGCGGTCCGCCTACTGGCGTATCTACCACTAACGTTCAGGAACCTGAGATGACTGAAGAAGAGCGTAAGGCCAAGGCGGACGCCGAGGCGAAGGATGCACTCGAAGCAAAGGCCAAGGCCGACGCTGAGGAAAAGGCGAAAGCTGATGCCGAAGAAGAAAAGGCTAAGGCCGATTCCGACAAATGGGAAAAGCTGATGTCGGCTGTCGACTCTCTGTGCAAGCGCATGGATTCGTACGACGGCGACAAGAACGACAAGAAGGCCGACGCAATGCCGGCTGACGAAATGTCGATCGCTGACAAGAAGGCGGACTCGGACGGCAAGAAAGCCGACGACGATGCCAAGGACAAGGAAGCGGAGGCCGCGAAGTTGAAGGCAGAAGCGAAGGAAGAAGAAGCGAAAGCCGATGCAGCAAAGCGCGAAAGCGTCCTGCTCGATCGCGTGTCGCAACTCGAGAAGTTGCTGGTCGAAACGGCGCGCCTGTCGCCGAAGCCCTTGGGTGACGCCGAATACGCAGCAATGGCCGACGCGCAAGCGAAGGCTGACAGCGTCTATTCGGCGTTCGGCAAGTCGGCCAATCGCCCGTTGAACGGCGAAGACCTTCTGGCTTATCGCAAGCGCCTCGCTGCTCCGATGAAGTCGCACAGCGCTGCATGGAAGGACGTGGACCTGTCGAAGCTCGAAGCTTCGGTGTTCGACATCGCAGAGGCTGCAATCTACGCAGACGCGATGGGCGCCGCCGTCAATCCGGCCGTTTCGCCGGAAGGTGGCTTGCGCGCCGTGACCCGCGATACGGGCACCGGCCACAAGATCACCACGTTCTACGGCAACGTCGGTTCGTGGATGGACGATTTCCGCGCCCCGCGTATGCATGGCGAAATCAACCAGCCGAACAAACACTGACCGCAGTAGTCGCCAACACGAGGCCCGCCACTGAGCGGGCTTTTTTCATTTCAGGATAGGAAAACATGGCACTCAATACGCCTTTCTACCCGTACGCGACTACGAATGCTCAAGGTTCGTTCTCGGTACAAAGCGCTGGTTACGTTCAGGGCGTCTATCAGGACGCTCCGGCCACGCGCTACTCGCTCGCAGTCGGCACGGTGTCGGCAAGCGCGACGCGTCCCATCTGGGGCGGCATGGCCATCTCGGAAAGCATCGCTCCGGCATCGGGTTACGACCGCACGCTGGGCGGCACGATTGTGGAAGCATCGGCCGTTGCGAACATCACCGGCTTCACGGTGTTCAACAACGCATACGCATGGGTTGGCTCGCCGTCGAGCCCGGTTCCGACAGCTGGCGCTGCAGGCATGACGGTGCCGTTTTTCCGTCTCGGTTCGGGCATCGCAATTCCGGTCGCAATGGACCCGTCGCTCGTATCGCTGGACGGCAGCCTCATCACCAGCCAGGTGTCGTGGGACTTCAACAACCAGGTTCTGCAACCGTATGACGCAGCCACGGCGACCTACTCGGTCACGTCGGCAACTTCGTCGTATGCCAATGGCGTCTACACGATCGCCATCGTGATGGCTGCGGCTTCGCCGGTGGCTGGTGTGGGCGACCTCATCAACATCAGCGGCGTGACCAGCACGGGCGCAGCGCTCGTGAACGGCAACCAGACCGTGTCGGCATTCACCGACAACCAGCATTTCTCGATTCAGATCACGGCCGCATCGGGCGCGATCGCGACGGGCGCTCTGGCGGGCACGATCGTTCTGAACTACGGCACGGGCGCCCTCCCCGTCAAGATCCTGGACATCAGCGCTGGCAACAGCATGACCGTCTCCTACAACGCAACCACCGGCGCAGCTACCTGGAATCGTCAAGGTTACGCGGCCCTTATCCAGATCTAAGGACAGAACATGGCCAATATCGTACCGGCACAAATCCGGGTCAACCCGTCGTACGTGGTTCCCGAACTTCTCCTGCAGTATCAACAGGCATCGGGCGCGTTCGACACGATCGCAACTGGCGACCCGCTCGTGCGTCTCGGTGAGGGCGACCTAGCCGTCTACATCAAGCGCCTCGACGTCCGCACGCAAGTGCAGACCGGCCAGTTCGTGGCCAATGCGCTGCCGTCGTGCACGGTCGTGTACAACGAAATCAGCACGCCGACGTACATGATCCGTTCGCGCGCTGAATACGATCATCACGACACGGCTGCTCTCGGCCGCGTTGGCGCATCGACCGTGGAAGCCCATCGCCTGGCAATGCGTCAGGGCACGTTCCAGCAACAACGGAACCTGCTGCTGTACGGCGCAAACCCGGCGAACGGCGAAGGCCTGCTGAACGCGAACGGCGCCACGGCACTGAACCTGCCGGCCGACCCGAATGGCAACACGACCATCTCGACGTACGACAACGGCGCGCTGGCGTTCTTCCTCGCACAGCAGATCGCTGCGATCAAGACGCGCACGATGACGGTTGGCGTCCCGGCCCGTTTCACGGTGCTGACGACCCAGCGCATCATGCAGGCGATCAGCTACTACGGCATCGTCCAGCTCACGCAATTCCAGCGTGAAGGCGCGGGCTCGAAGTCGATCCGCGGTCTCGTGGACGACGTCGCTGGCTGGAACAAGGATGAGATCACCTGGACCTGCGATGACACGCTCATCGGCAAGGGCGCAGGCGGCACCGACCTGATCATCATCTCCATGCCGGAGGTGAAGAAGAACCGCGTGAACAAGATCAACACGAACGTGTTTGCCGAACTGACGCCGGGTCTCGACGCATGCTCGCTCCAGCTCGTCGACCGCGCCGCTCCGACTGAAATCATCGCACCGCTTCCTGCTGGTGCCGTTGACGTTGTGTCGGAACTGCGTTCGACGTCGGGCTGGGCGCCGCGCCCCGAAGCCATCACGCTCGTCAGCGCCGGCTTCTAAACGGTCAGCCCGCGGATAGGTTGCGCAACTGACACGCACGCCCCCTGTCGTGCTTCCGCGGGCACCATTACAGGGACTAACTAACAGGGAATATCATGCCGTTATTCGTCGCAAATCTCACCAAACACAACTTCCAGTTGCACTTCTGGACTGAGCGCACGCAGCGCCCGATCTTCGTCGAGATCCCGCCGGGACAACAGAAGAGCATCTATCCCGAAGGATCACGGGCAGATCACGAAAGCATCGTGAACCAGCACAAGATGTACGGCATGTTGCCGGTGTCGGAAATCGATCGCGCCAAGGGATTCGTCGGCCAGTGCTATCAGTTCGACACGCCGATCCCGCTGGACCGTCTGTACAACACGATGACGAACAACGAGGACGTCCTGTACGACGAAGCCGCCGAGCGCCGCAAGGAAGCCGCCGCATCGTCGGACGATCTGATGCGCCGGGCCGCTCAGGAAACCGACTCAAAGATCGCGTCGTTCGAGGTTGAGATCGAAGAGGTGGATCAGAAAGGCGTCGAGTCGCAGGTCCACGAAGTCATCACAGTCGGCGACGAGAAGCCGCAACAATCCGAGCGTCGTCGCGGTCGCCGCCGCACCTAAGAGGCAATATGTGCACGCCCTGCTTTCCTCCGCTTCCCGGCATGGGCGTGCTCGCCCCGTGGCAAACGCAGCCGGCTCCCAATGCGACTGACCTGTACACCTTCCTGACGACGGTGGCCGGCGTTCCGACTGCCGCGTTACCGTCGAACAGCCCTTACATCACGTGGGCTCTCAGCTATGCAGAGGAACAGACGCTGCGAGTGCTGTATGCCATCGGGCAGGACTACTACTGCTTCGGGGTCTATTGCCTTGCGACATCGTTCCTGCTGAACTGGTGTCCGGACCAATCTGGTCAGACTTTCTTCGCTGACGCGCGCTCGAGCATGAAGCTAACGAGCTTCACGCCGGGTGTCGTAAATTCCGCTGCGGACCAAGGAACGTCCGATTCCCTGCTGTCGCCCGACTTTCTGAAGGGCCTCACGCTCGGCCAGTTGCAGTCACTGAAGGACCCGTATGGGCGCCAGTGGTTGAGCATGCAGCAGGACCTCGGAAACATCTGGGGCATTAGCTAAGGCAAATCATGGCGGCAAAAGACTTCGGCGTTCCGATGGCGGAAGGCGGCGGAAGCTATTCCCCCGTTCACGTCGGCACCACGACTGCGCCGCCAGGACGCATCACGTTGCATCTGGGCGTGATTGACGTTCCGTACGTAGACGGCGGATCGAAGGGAAAGAAAGGCAAGAAGAGCGCGGCCACGAAGACAACCGGCGAGGTCGCCGAGATCCTCGAAGAAAAGTACGGCGTGCTGGATACCTTCGCGTTCGCTCGCCTCCCCGATATCACCAAAGCACTGGAAGACTCGATCGCTGGGCAACTCGAAACCATGATGATGGGCGGCCACCCTTCCGGGAATCCACTCGCCGGCGCTGAGTCATCCATCACGACGATGATGAAAAGCTTCATCTCGTTGCAGGAGATCGAGCACATGGGCATTGAGGCCGTTCCGACGCAGGCCGCAATGAATGGCGTGAATCACCGTCTGAAGCATCCCTATGCCAAGGGCAATCCCCGGCGCCCCTCGTTCATCGACACGTCACTCTACTGGTCAACGCTCATCGCGTGGTTTGATTAATGCCATCTATCGCCGAATCGCTAGGGTCACAAAGCCAGTTGGCGAGCACGCTGGCGGCCGGTGTTGATCAGATCTCGCAAAGCCAGACGGTCACGTTCACGAAATACAGCCAGTCAATTCTCCCGGCTGACGGCTACGTCTTCTGGGTGAACACTGGTGTCACTCAAACGGTCCAAGGGTCTCTGCACCTTGTGACCGATCAGCAGCAAAACGAAGACGAAACGATTGATGTCAACCGGATCATCTTCACCGCGCTAAGCCAGATCGACGTATTCAACACGGCAGCGCCTACCGATCTGTTTGTCGGCATCATCGACGGAATACGTTTCTCGTTCAATGCTCGAGGAGCGTTCTACAAGCAGGCGAACCTCTATCACTACGTTGGGAACGCGGTTTATCCAGCGCTCACATCGCAGCTGATTGACAGCGCGGCTGATCTGCCGACAGGCCCGATCGTTTCTAACAGCCTGCCGATCTGGCTCGCGCAAAGCACGCCGACGCTGCCGGTCTATGCGTCGTACCTTGTGCCAGCGAACGTTGTGCCCCCTTACGTGGTGGCACATGTTGAACCCGATCAGACCGAGGCGCCGTCATTCCCGATCTACGTGTGGCCGGGCACGACTGTTCCAAATTCCGGGGCATCACCGCTGCATGACATGCCGAGTTCACAGCTCGCCAAAGATCGCGTCCGGTTGACCCTCTACGGCCTGACTAACCAGCAGGCCATCCAGTTCTATGCATCGCTGATCGATTATTCGTTGAACACCGACAACTTCGGATTCGGCAATTCGCCGGTTCTGAAGGATGCCAAGCGCACACAGTCGGAGTTGACCGTCATTGCGATGAAAAAGACGCTCGACATCGACGCCTGGTATTTCCAGACAACCTCCGATGCGATCGCGCGCCGACTGATTCTCTCGGCGGGCTTCTCTTCTATCAACACCTAGCGGGGCACCCCGACTAGTCATTCCACCCCGCCGCGAGCGGGGTTTTTCTTTTCAGGAGCTTTAAATGCCCCAGGCCCCGCTTCAAGCAAACGTAGCACTCAACGCAGCAAACAAGAGTTCGCAACTCCAGATGGACGGCAGCGGCAATCTGCTCGTCGGCAACGGATCGTCCAACAAGCTGAACGTTACCGCCATCAACCTCGTGAAGGCCGGTGCCGGTCGCGTTTGCAAGGTGACAGTGGTCGCCGCCGCCACCGCTGGCAACTTCGCCGTGTACGACGTTGCAACGACCGGCGCCGCGGCAACAGCGAACGCCATTCTCAAATACACCGCTTCGTGGCCGGCGGTCGGCACTGTCATCTCTCTCGATTTCCCCTGCCTCGCCGGGATCGTTGTCGATCCGGGTACCGGTGGTCAAGTCGCTGTCTCGTTCGATTAATAGCTGGAGCCCGCCCACATGGCGACTACAATCACACCGACGATCGTAACGGTCAACACGACCGTGACGCGCGCGCCGACCGTCTCGCAGCTCCAGCAAAGTGGTGCGATTGTGTCGGCGGGCGGCACCACCCTCACTGCTGGCACCTATCAGTATTGCGGCACGCTGTCCGCGGTACAGGCGCTGCTCGCTACGCCTCTCGCACTGACGGGCATGGTCTGGTCGAGCGGCACCGTCACCGCGACAACTGCCGCAACCATCGGCTTGGCGACCGGCCAGACGTTCACCACGACCATTGCCGGCGCAACGCCTGCCGCCTATAACGGCACGTACGTGGCTACGGTGGCAAGTGCGAATACATTCACTTTCGCACTCGCGACGAATCCCGGCACTGAGACCGTGCCCGGCACGTATCTCCCGTCGAATGCTGGCTTTCTGAGCAACGCGGCGACGACGTTCTTCGCGCAAGGAAATGCGGTAGGCGTGTACGTGCTTGAGCTCGGAGCGCAGACCACCGCAGCATCCGCCATCACGGCGCTGCAAACGTGGATCACGGCGAACAGCAATCCGCAGGTGTTCTATGCGTACCTGCTGCCGGCCTCGTGGGACGCAGCATCGTCTGCGGCTCTGAACACGATGACGTCGAACTACGACAGCCCCAGCGGCCAGACGTACTTCTTCGTCACCACCACCGTTGCGAACCTGCCGAACTACGTCGTCAACAAGGCGGTCTATGCGCAGGTTCCGAGCCCGACGAAGGCATCGACTGAGCATCAACTGTCGGTTGACTTCTATAACTGGCTCGCGAACAAGCCGGGCTCGTCGAATCCGCTCGCGCCGATGTCGTACCGATACGCTTATGGCGTAACGCCGTGGGCCCAAGTCGGCAATCAGACGAACATCAACACAGTGCTGACCAACTACGGCAACCTGATCCTAACTGGTGCCGAAGGCGGCATATCCACCGCGTGCGTTTTCAAGGGCACGACGATGGACGGTGAGCAGGCGGCCTGGTGGTACGGGATTGACTGGTTCCGTATCCAGGTCAAGCAGGCTCTCGCCGCAGCAATCATCAACGGATCGAATAGCAACCCGCCGCTGCTCTATGACCAGAACGGCATCAACACGCTTCTGGCCGTCGCGCAGAACGTTGCCAACTCGGCCGTCAAGTTCGGCTGCGCGTTAAGTGCCGTGGTAAGCGCCGTCCCGTTCTCGACTTACACGACGGAAAACCCGAACGACTACAACGCTGGCATCTACAACGGCTTTTCGGCGACGGTGGTTGGTCAGAACGCATTCCTCACCCTGACCTTCAACCTCGACGCGACGCAGTTTGTCGCTTAAGGACGCAACATGGCAAATCCCTATCTCAATGCGGGTCCGCTAAACCGCGTCCGGTGCTCGGTAGTTATCGCCGCCTTTCCTTCGCTGAACATCATCTCTCAGTACATGGGCAAGTCGTTCGCCCATATTGAATTCGAGGGTGATTTCAACCAGCAGATTGAAACTGCGACCGGTGTCGTCAATTCGCCGGAGCCGTACGTGATGGCGACCATCACTGTGGGCCTCTTGCGCTCGCAGGCGCTCGCGGCCAACTGGCTGGCGCAGGCTCAGGACACGAGCGTTCTCGGCGATGTGACGATTCACAGCGACACATCCGCGTTCCCGGCGATCACGCTGAACGACACGGGCATTCGCATGATTTCGCCCGGCGCGTTTGACGGCACCGACCCGGTAGTCCGCCTCACGCTCCGCGGATCGTTCAACGCGAACTCTTCGCTCTGGTCTTTCACGTAACACCTCACGCCACGGCTAGGGACGCGACCCGAACGCCGGCACCTTACCGGTTGCCGTGGCACCTCATAAGGCTCAGTTAAAGGGATTGAGATGAAAATCGACGAACGGCGGAATCTGGTTCTGCCTGTCGTGACTGAAAAGGTCACGCGGAAAGTCACGAAACAGGTTGACGGCAAAGACGTGACCGAGGATGTGACTGAAGACGTAGTGCGAATCTATGCCTTCCATACACCAGTATCACGCATCATCTTCGAGCAGCATTACCGTGTTCTGGCCGCCACCAAGGCGTCGCTCTCCAGCAAGGGGGCGCACTACCTGATGGGCGCTGGGCCGCGCATTGCCGCTCTGACGCTGAAGGACGAGGGCCGTAAAGAGGCGATCAGCCTTGGCATGGTCGACGACCGCGGAAATGTTCACGACGAGGCCACTGATGCCCTCTTCGCCGAGTTCAAGCGCCTCACGACCATTCTATGTCCTGGCCCGAATGGTTGGGACATGCTCCCTGTAGAGACGGCAATTTCCAGCGGCAAGATCGATTCTGAGGATTGGGAGGAAACGGTCGCCGCCGTCACTTTTTTTACCTGTCATTATGCGATGGCGAAAAAGGCGGACCGCGAGACGGCAGCGAAGGGAACAGCATCCGTTCTGTCGGGGTCGATCACATCATCCACGCCTACGGAATTCCTCGCCTCTTTGCCGACATTGACGCAGGCCGCGCCTACGACAAAGACACCATCGTCGATTCCATCCTGAACTACATCGCCAATGAGGGATTCGGCGAAGTGTTCGAGCGATACGACAGCCCGTATCGGACGGCGCAGCAGTTCCGCCACAGATACCTCATTGAGGCGCTTAAGCGACCGGCATGACGCAAAAAGCAATCGTCGATATTGAGATCAACGACTCGCAGTTCCGCGAGTTCCATGCTCTCTTCAGTGACTATCAGAAGAAGCTCGAATCGATGCCCGAAGATTGGGCCAAGGTCACTGGGTCGATCGACGATGCCGGCGTTGGCATGGAAGACTTCTCCAAGTCGTCGAAGCTGTCCAAAGAATTCCTGATGATCGCGGCGATTCAGGCCGATGCGATCTCGAAGGGGATGGCTCGCGCCACAGGCGTGCAGGACAAGTTCAACGTCAAGGTCAAGGACGGCGCCATCCAGATGACGCGGATGCAGAAGGCGTCTGCGACAATGCATAAATCGATCGCCGGCATGAGCTCGGTTCTACTCAAGCTCGGCTCAGTCGGGACCAGTGGTATAGCGGCGGCGCTGGGTGCGATTTACGGTGCCACCAATACCGTAGCAGGCCAGAACCTCCAGGCACGCGGCCTAGGTCTCCGAATCGGTCAGACGCAAGCATTCGGCGCGAACTTCGAAAAGTTTGGCCTCGGTGCCTCCGATCTCGGCAACGTCGCGAACGCTCAAGGCGACGTGAGCAAATGGCGCGCTTTCATGGCCGCCGGCCTCACGCCGCAGCAGATCCAGAACGAAGATGCTGAGCAACTAACGTATGACTTCGCGCGCGCCGCAAGCGGGAAGTATCGGGAATGGCAGAAGTCAGGCATGCCAGCGGCTTCGCTGGCGCAGGCATACGGCTTCACGGACATGCTGTCACTGCAGCAATTGCGTACCGGCGCCAGCTACAACGACACTGATTGGGCCAAGGCTCAGCAGAAGGAAATCGCAGATGCCAAACGCAATGAGATCGACCAAGGCACCGCGGATCAAGCATCCGATGTTAAGGCAGCGCTGAAGTCTGATTGGGCTCAGGTGATGAATGAGTTCAACGGGCAGTTGGCTCAAATGTCACCGGAACTGAAGGCGATGGGCGACGCCGCAGCCGCAGCCGCAGTCAATCTTTTGAAAGTGGCAGGACCAGAGGCAAAAAGCCTTCTTGATGCTATCGAGAACCCCGGAGTTGTTCAGCCCAACGAGGGCCGCGTTACATCTGGTCTACGGAAGTTCGGTAACTGGCTCCGCGGCAACGCCTCGTCTGCCGCCCAATCATTCGATGGCGGCACACTTGGCACGCCTACGCTCGCGGGAATCGTGGATTCCCAATACAGCGTCGAGTCCGCGCGCGGAAAGAATTTGCTATCGCCTAAAGGTGCGCGAGGACCGATGCAGTTCATGCCGGACACGTGGAAGGATTGGGGACATGGCGACGTCAACAGTCTCAAGGACTCCCAAGACGCCGCGCGCCGGTATGACTCGTTCCTGCTGAACCGTTACGGCGGCAACGTTCGTAAGGCTCTTGCCGCATACAACTGGGGCATGGGTAACCTGGATAAGGACATTGCCAAGAACGGTGAAAACTGGGAATCGCATGCGCCCCGCGAGACTCAGGACTACATTGCAAAAATTACCCAGTTGATGCTGCGCAAGAACCAGAACGTCAACATCAATATTACCAATTCGACTCCAGCCCGCGTGGCGACCTCGATGAACGCAGCCCAGCATTGATATGGCCATAATTTCCGATGCGTTCCGAAACGTCTACGACCTCGCCTTCCAGAAAAGCCCCATCATTCTGGTCGGCGGGATCGCAGCGAACACCTTGGGAGGCATGCTGCCCATCGTCGCGCTGGGAGGACAAGCATTGGGAGCAGTGCAAGGAGCGTTGACGAATGGGATTTCGACAGACGACTTCTTCGCCACCTACGTACCGATTCCCGGCTCGACGCTGATTAATCAGCAGATCGCCACGTATCCGTTCGCCAACCAGGCCGTGGCGGCGAATTCGACTATCCAGCAGCCGCTCACGATCTCGCTGAGGATGATCGCGCCGGTGAAAGACACCGCCGGCTACCTCACCAAGTTAGCAATTTGGACCTCGCTGCAAAATTCACTGGTCGCGCACAACGCGGCTGGCGGCCTGTATCACATTGCCACGCCCTGGTACATCTACACGAACTGCCTCCTGCAAAGCATCACCGACACGACGGGTGGCGAAGGCCGACAACAGCAAATCATGGCGCAGTGGGATTTTGTCCAGCCGTTGGTCACGCAGATGCAGGCTAACAGCGCATACAACTCGCTGATGAGCAAGCTGTCCTCCGGCGCTCAGATTACACCGTCCACCACGGCCGGAACGTCAATCTGGTCTAGCGCTGCAACAGCGGTCGGGTCCGCGGCGCAGAACGCCGTTTCGAACATCACAAACCTGACTGGCGTCGTCAATCAATACCTCTCGTCGCCACTATGACCACCACGCTGATTGCATTCTCGCCGAACAACTCAGCGTCGCCGCCCTTCTCCACTACGGTGACGCTCGATAGCGTCAGCTATCAACTCATCGTGACATGGAACATTTCTGGACAGCGATGGTTTGCTTCGTTGCAGGATCAGTCTGGAACGGCGATCTGGTCCGGTGCGCTCATTGGTTCACCGCTTGGCTACGACATACTGCTGGCGCCTGGGATCTTCACGTCGAGCACCCTGCTTTACCGGGCTGACACTGGAAACTTCGAGGTCAGTTCGTGAGCAGATACTATTCCCTGACCATCACGCCAAAGGGCAGCACGACGCCGTTTCGGACTTACACCTCGCATCCGAACAACATCTATGACCCTGCGGCTCTCAATATCGAATATGACGCGCTGGTCGGGCCGTACGGTACGCCGAGCGGCGCATCAACCGTCACGATCTACGGCATTCCGCTCCAGGATTTGACGCAGGCCCAGCAGTTCGCGGGCATGACGCTGGAGCTCAAGGCGGGCATGCGCGCTGGCCTGCCGCTGGTCAACCCTGCGCAAGCGGGCACGATCCTGAAGGGGACGATCTTTCAATCGTTCGGCAACTGGGAGGGCGTAGACCAAACGCTCGACTTCGTCGTGATTCCTGGCGTCTACACGGTCGACAACCCGGCCAACATCCTGCTTGACTGGAGCGCGGGCATGTCGCTCGCCGATGCGCTGAAGCAGACGTTTTCAGTGGCGTACCCAGGCTTTCAGGTGTCGATGAACATCAGTGGCGATTTTGTGCAAAGCCACGATGAGCCGCATATTTGCGGGACGCTGGATCAACTCGCACAAATCGTAGGGGACATCACCGAAGGCGTCTTTGACAACCGGGTGACCATCGGCATTCAGGCGGGACAGATCGTCGTCTATGACAGTACATACAAGCCGAACCCGATCCAGCTGAACTTCAATGATTTCGTGGGCCAACCGACGTGGATCGGTGTCAATACGATCCAGACGAAGATGGTCGCTCGAGCGGATCTGCAAATGGGCGCGATAGTCAAGATGCCGGAGGGGCTTCAAAATGCTCCCGGTTACATCAAGACCAGTGCGAGCGCGTACCCCGCGAGCATCAAGTACCAGACGACCTTCCAGAGCAACTTCATCATCAACGAGTTGCGGCAAATCGGAAACTTCCGATCACCCGACGCGGCGCAATGGTCGACGATAGCGAACTGCATCATCATCCCGAGTTAATCGATGTCTGAAAACTACGCCAAACTGTGGGTACAGCGAAGCGCTAACCAGACGGCGATCAACCGAGCGCAACAGGCAATCGAGAATCTGGGCCGTGCTCTACCGTGCCGGGTTGTAAAGGTCAGCGGATCGATCGTCACGGTTGCCTTTGAGGTTAATGCGGCACCGTTCACACTGCCCAACATTACGATCCCAAAGGCTGAAAGCACGTGGGTCCGGATGCCGACGCAGGTAGGCGACAAGGGCGTAACGATGCCCGCGGACGCATATCTTGGCGGGGTCTCGGGGTTGGGTGGTGGAGTCGCGACACTGACCAGGCCGGGCAATCTGAGCGCCCTGGTGTTCGTTCCGATCAGCAACTCGGGATCGCCGCCGATTGATCAAAACGCGGCGCAGGTTCAGGGTCCCAACGGCGCCATTATTCGCACGACGGAAGGTCCCACCTCCCAGATCGTGACGGACACCAGTGGAACCACTGTCACGTTCGGCTCCAACACGGTGGTGATCAATGCCACCGAAACGGCATTGAACTATGGCTCGACATCCCTCGTGTTGAACGCTAGCGGAATCACTATGATGTTTGGGACAAACACCATCGTCCTGGATGGCTCAGGGCTAAGCATTAACGGCGAGAGCTACGAGAACCACACTCACGGCTACTTCCCTGGCACAGGAACAAAAACGCAGACCGATCCACCGATCAATTAGCGCTGCGAATACGAGCCCTTCAGGTCGCCATATTTGTCCTGCCACATGCTGAACTTGTGGGCGTAATCAACCGTTCCATTGCTCCAGTGGACGGTGATATAGCAGTCGATTCGATAGAGGCCGGGGTAGTACTCGTAAGCTGGCGTTCCGCCAAGCGTTTGTATGGATGTGATCCGAGCGGCGTTCTCGCCAAGTTCCAGTAAGTAAGGGATATTGGCCATTTCCATGTCGTGCGCGAGCGGGGCCTGGCAGTTCTGAGGAATTCCGGAAAGGTCAACGGCATGGACAAGCGATGGCAACAGGGCTGCGGTCAGCACGATCCAACGAGTCAGCATTTCTTGGCACTCCCTGTGTTAATCCCGAAATCGTCGGGCGCGAACCGTGGGCAGACATCGCAATAGTGCGCGACGCCCTCGGCCTGTATCTGGTCTGGTATTGATGCAGGGTGAGTCATTTGCGGCCTGAACCACTGCAGCATGTGTCGACACGGGAAGACATATGTTCCGTCAATTGATGCCGCTTCGAAGTGCCTGAAGTTCGGCGCAACGTGGTCGAACGCGCGATATGGCGCCAGTGGATTGAACGGGTCATCAATCAGCCGGAAACAGTGAGCCCGATGGTCTCGCGCAGCGCACGAATCGGCGAAGCATTTTAGTACTGCCTCTATCTCGAACGCCGGCTCCATTTCGCCAATGACCATGCGCCCCTGCGCATAGAAATGCGTTCCTCGCCAACCGCGAACGTAATGAATCAGATCCATCGCGCGCGTGGCGCCATCAAAAGTCGCAGCGAACCCGGCCACGTGAACCTTGAGCGTCTCAAGGTCTCGCACCGCAAATAAGGGGGCGCTCTTCGCTACCTCAATGGCCCACGGAAACACCTCGGAACGACTCCGCAGGAAAAGCACGAGCACCAGATAGTCGCGAGACAGCGTCAGCAGGTTGTCGTGCGTGAAGAAGTTCGGCGGATAGGTTTCTGGCATAGATAAATCGGAATGGTCAATTGAATGCGAACTTACGGACGAATCTCTAACGCGGATGGTACGAAGACGTGGGTCGTCGTTGAAACCGATGCAAACGGCTACAACGACTCGGTTTATATGACCACGCTCGCGCAATGTCTCAAACTGAATCTTGGCGAATCGCCGATCTACGCAAACTACGGAATTCCCCAGTATCAAACGATCGTCACGCAGGTTCTGCCCGACTACTACGTCATGCAGACCCAGACGCAGTTCGCCCAATACTTCGCGTCTCTGACCATCGCGCGGGAGCAGGCCACGTCTCCACCCGTCTACAACGTCAGCATCACCTGCCACAGCGGCGCCGTACTGACCGATTACGTCGACTCCTCGATCACTGCTCCGCAACTGGACAGCACGTTTATTCTCAATCAATCGGCTCTCGCATGATTCGACGTCTACTTCCCTTCCTGCTGTTCGTCTGTTCGGCCGCGAACGCCCAGTTTACGCCCGGCCAGATTCTTACCGCCGCGCAGTTGAATAGCGCCCTAGCGTCCAAGACGTCGAATTCGGCTGCAGCTATCACCGGCGGATCGATCAGCAACGCTACGATTACCGGCGGCACGATGTCGGGAACCGCCATTACTGGCGGCACAATCTCCGGTCTTACCTCGCCTTTGCCAGTCGCGTCAGGCGGCACCGGAGCGACGGCCTCTACCGGCTCGGGCAATGTCGTGCTCGCCGCGTCGCCGACAATTTCCGGCCTCACTGTAACTGGATCGCTCACGGCTCCCGGACTGGTTTCTCCTTCGTCGCTGGCTGCTCAGGCGGCAAATAGCGTGCTTGCAAATGTCACTGCATTAAGCGCATCGCCGACTGCGTTCGCGATGCCGAGTTGCAGCACTTCAACGAGCGCGCTGCAGTACACGAGCGGCACTGGCTTCACGTGCTACGCCAGTTCGGCCACGACGACCGGCACGCTTGCGCAGTTCGCAGCGACGACATCGGCGCAATTGGCCGGAGTGCTGTCTGACGAGACGGGCAGCGGCTCGGCGGTTTTCGGAACATCCCCGACGATCAATTCACCGACCATCTCGGGCGGGACGATCACCAACGCTCCGGTCAGCGGCAGTACAGGATCGTTCACGACACTCGCGGCGAGCAGCACGGTTAGTGGCACGGGCTTCAGCAACTATCTTGCGTCACCGCCAGCCATCGGAAGCACTACGGCGGCGGCTGGATCCTTCACTACTCTGTCTGCATCCAGCACGGTAAGCGGCGCCGGATTCAGCACGTACCTCGCATCGCCTCCGGCAATCGGCACAACGACTGCTGCAGCCGGCAAATTCTCGACGCTTCAGGCTACCAGTGCTATCACGCCGGCGTATCCCGCTGGCATCGTGGGCAACGCAACCGGCAGCAACGTGACGGCCGGCAGTGTTGGCGAACCGATTTCATCGAACGTCCCTCAGGCTTCGGCAGTAGCTTTTGCCAACCAGACAGCAACGAACGTTACGTCGATCACGCTGACACCGGGCGACTGGGACATCTGGGGGCAATTTATTACCAAGCCCAGCAGTGTGACCTCCATTGCCCTGATTTCCGCATGGCTTAGCACCACGTCCGCGACGATGCCAACGGATTCTGATCCGGCGAAACCGTGGTTCTTCATGTCGACTGCCTTCACTGCCAGTCAGGGGACCGCCGTACAAACCGGCATGGGTCGGATCAATGTTTCAGCAACCACCACACTTTATCTATCCGGCTCCGTGACGTTCTCCGGGGGCACGATGGCGGCGTACGGAAACATTCAGGCGCGCCGTCGCTAAGACATGCATATCAACGCCGCAGGTTTTGTGGCGGCCCATTCCATCGCTGAACTGACCACTACGCCGCATGAGCACAACGTCTATCCCACTGATTATGACGACGGCAGGGCCGCAGGCGACTCCGGTGGCCACACTGTACGACAGCCTGATCAATTATGTTTCGACTCAGGTCCCTGGCTATACGGCCAATTTGCCGGGCTCTTTGATTGACGACGTCGCAGGCACGGACACGGGTGCACTTGTTGCGATAGATCAGGCTCGAGTCGACGCCATCAACAGCGTGAGCCCGTATGGCGCTAACGCCTTTGTGCTTGCACAACTCGGCGCTCAATTCGGCGTCCGTCAAGGAGTTGGCGCGAATGGCAGCGTCTATGTGCAGTTTGCAGGCCCAGCGGGTTATGTATTCCAGCCAGGATTCACGGTCTCCGATGGCACCAATCAATATGCTCTTCAGGACGGCGGAGTCATCCAGTCCAGCGGCCTGAGCCCCCTGCTCTATGCAGTCGCGACTACAAGCGGAAGTTTCGCGATTCCTGCGAACACCGTTAACCAGTTGGTGACCTCTGTCCCCAGCGCATATGCCGTTACCGTGACTAACCCGGAAGCCGGAACAGCCGCAACGACGACCCAAAGCGTTCAGGACTATCGCGCCCAGGTGTTGCAGGCCGGTCTAGTGGCTGCAATTGGCACGCCCGCCTACCTTAAGACGTTGCTCTACAAAATCACTGGAGTCCAGCAGCAACTGGTTTCTGTCAACGCTGTTTCAGGCGGGTGGCAGGTTATCTGCGGTGGCGGCGATGCATATGCCGTGGCTAATGCCATATTGCAAGGTGCCGGCGACATCGCACTGCTGAAAGGGTCGCAACTCGCCATTACGACAATGACCGCGGCAAATCCTGTGGTCATTACGACAAACCTGAACCATGGTTATGTTGCGGGCGCTACGGTGACCGTGTCGGGAGCTACGCCAAGCGCCTACAACCTCACCTATACGATCGCGTCTGTCACGCCCACGACGATCACGACAACGACCAATGGTAGTGGTTTTGGGGCATACGTGAGCGGCGCGAAGTTAACGCCGAATCCGCGTACCGTAAGTGTTTCGCTGTTCCAGAATCCGGACACCTATTCGATCACGTTCGTCAATCCCACTCAACAGGTTGTGACGGTCGCGGTCACCTGGAATACCACTCTGCCGAGTTTCACGGCAGGAACATCGGTCAACCAGTTAGCCGCGCCGGCTCTGCAGTCCTACATCAATTCGATCTACGTCGGCCAGCCAATCAACGAACTGGAAATGACCGCAGTGTTTCAGAACGCGGTGTCATCGGTGATAGCAGCCTCCAACATCACTACGCTGCAATTCGCCGTGACTATCAATGGATCGCCAGTCTCGCCGGGCGCCGGCACGAGCATTATCGCTGGCGACCCTGAAGGATATTTTTCAGCCAGTGCGACGGCGATTACAGTCACTCAGGGGTAGCCATGGGCAATATCGAATCGTTCTCGACGTTGCCGCTTCAGAACATCATTCCGAGCTATCTCTATCAGCAATATAGTGACGACGAGGACCTGCAGGCGTTTGTTGACGCGTTCAACTCGATCACGCAAGGGTATCTCAACTGGTACAACCAGACCCCGTTGGGACTCTACACGTCTCCAAACGTTACTGGTCCGCTGCTGGATTGGATAGGTAACGGGGTTTACGGAATACCCCGCCCGGTCCTATCCACACAAACGTCATCAACGATAGCGGGCTATAACACCGCACCGTACAACACAGTGCCGTACAACGGCCTGAGCCACTCATCTTCCGGAGCGGCGGAGATTGCATCGGACGACATCTACAAACGCGTGATGACGTGGAACTTGTACCGCGGCGACGGCCAGGTGTTCAATCTTGGGTGGCTGAAGAACAGGGTCAACCGGTTCTTGAATGGCGCGAATGGATCAGACTACGCAGTGCTGGACAGCCCGCCCTCCATAACGGTGTCGGGAAACGTGTTCACTATCACCTCGTTTCAAGACGCCACTTTCACCAGTCTCCAAGAATGCCTCAACAACGGCGTTCTCGCGTTCCCGTTCCAGTACACATTTGCGTTCGTCAACATCGGTTTCTTCAACGATGGAGGTGTTCTGTGGATGACGGCGCCTCTGAACTATCCAACTAGCCCAGCAGGGTTGGCCGCCGGCTCTGTCTGGTACAACGGAGGGACGGTTTCTGTCATTCCCGGCATTACTCCGGATCCTTTAGCCCCGCCTGTGTATTTTGGAACTGTCACCGCCGCGGGTCTCCTCGCACTTGGGGGCGGCAATCTCCCCCTTGCCAATCCGGGCTCAACCGGTCAACTCTGGAATAACGGCGGCGTCATCTCGATCGCCTGACGACAATGACAATCTTCACGTTCGCGAACAACGTTAATACGACGTTGGCAGGACCGGTCGCGTCCAACGCAACCACGATTACCCTTTCGAACACAGCGAATCTGCCGGCGTCCATCCCCTCCGGACAGGTTTTGGCCATAACGCTGAACGACGTCGCGACCCGCCAGAATTACGAGGTCGTATATGCGACGGAGAGGACCGGATCCACACTAACAGTATTGCGGGGGCAAGAGGGTACCGCAGCGCTTTCGTGGCTAACCGGAGACTACGCCTACAGCCCTCCGACCGCGGGTCAGCAAGCGTCGTTTGGTCAGCTAGCGTCGACGAATACCTGGTCAGGGCCAAACACCTTCAACGATCCCGTAGCTGTAGCTGCGGCCGCCTCGGCCGGACAAGCGGTGAATCTCGGGCAGTTCTCAGCGGACACCACTGTTACAGGCCACCTTGTAGTCCCATGCTCAGTAGCTGGCGTTCTTGTCCCGCTAGTGTTCCAGTGGGGGCAGGCAGTCTCAAATGCCTCGGGGATTGCGACCCTGCCACTAGACTTGCCATTCCCCAACGCACTGCTATCTGGGGTCGCGAACTATCTGAACAACGGCACAACGGTCACCAACAACCAGGCGTCCTTCTCCAATTCGTCGACAAGATTCAATCTGGTTGCCGTCGTGACGAGTAACGGTGCGCCGGTCAACCTCGCTCAGGTCAACTTCATGGCGATAGGCTATTAAATGGACGACGTGTTTGGACTTCCTCAGCCTATTACCGGGAGTGAAACGGTAACCATCCGACAGGTGCAAAACGGGCAATCTGCTCTTTGCACCATGCCGCTGTCCTCCCTCATCTCGATCATCACGCTTACGGCCCTCGCGTCCAGTCTTCCAACAGCCCGCCCTTCTGTTTCCGGCGTCGTGTGGAATAACGGCGGCGTAGTCTCCATCTCCTGATTCGAAAACAATGAAGAAAATCATCATCACGGCGCTGTTTGCGCCGCTGGCGGCGCTCGCCCAGACCTACCCATCACCCACGTTCAACAGCGTTACGCTTCAGAATCCGTTGACGCCGGCCAATGGCGGAACCGGCGTCGCGAACTCGGGAACGATCACGCTTGGAGGAAATTTTTCGACCACTGGCGGCAACTCCCTCGTGCTGAACACGACGGGCTCCACTAATATCACGTTGCCGACCAGCGGAACCCTGCTGAACAGCTCCAGTGGGGCTACCGCAGGAGCTAACAGCAACATTACCTCGCTCTCCGGTTTGACCACGCCGCTGTCCGTCTCTCAAGGCGGGACGGGAGCGTCGACGGCAACAGGTTCAGGCTCGGCAGTTCTCGCAACTAGTCCTACTCTTGTTACCCCGAACCTCGGTACGCCGTCCTCAGTCGCGCTTACTAACGCCACGGGTCTTCCGATCTCGGGTCTGACAGGCCTCGGCAGTGGAGTTGCCTCCGCATTGGGGGCAACAGTGACTGGGTCGTCAGGAGGGATCGTCCTAGGCACGGCACCTACGATTTCCAATGCCAACCTAACGGGCGTGCCTACCGTTCCGACGCCGGCAGTAGGCACGAACAGCACTGCGGCAGCCAACGCGGCATTTGTCGCCGCCCACTCGCCCTGCCCGTCGATACTTGACTACGGTGGCAACAACGGCGGCGTCGTATCGAACAATGCCGCTTGGACGAATGCAGTAGCCGCCCAGTCGACGGGCAACGTGTGCGTATTTTTTCCGCAAGGCACGTATTACTTCGCATCGAGCATCGGATATACCTTCCCGAACACCAACCCCAATTCGATCACCATCAAAGGCGTTGCAGCCGACTCGTCGATTCTGAAATTCAATGCCACATCATTCGGAATTTCGATCGCAGCAAACGGTCCGTTTTCCGGTATCCACATCAGGGATCTATCAGTCACCACGACGGCATCAACGCCGACTGGGGTTGCAATCAACCTGGCGCAGCAGCAGAGCACCATCGCCAATCCGGCCAACTCCGCTCTCTCGGATATCACAAATGTCACGACCCGTGGCGCTGACGGGTACGTTGCCACTGACGGGTGGTCCAATGGCGTAAATGTCGCGAGCGTATCCAACATCAACTTCACGAACGTCACTACGATCGGCCCATCAACCGCATCGTATGGGGTCATTCTGAACGGTACGGCAACCGCTTTGGGCGTCGTGTACAACTTCCAGGGCTGTACCTTCAACTATCTTGGCATTGGCCTTTACTACGCGGCCTATGTGCAAGGAGTTACTGTCAACCAGAGCAACTTCACTGGCGACACCAACGGGATCGTTGTTCCGACTGGCCAGGCAGGGCTCGACCAGTTGAGCGTGACGAATAGTCAGTTCAACACGTACAACAACGGCATCCTTACCCAGTCGAACGTTGGTGTCATCATGATCGCCAACAATTTTTTTCTCGTCCAGAACAACAGCAACGGGATTTCGTTGCAGAACTACAGCGCATTCAGCATCATCGGTAACACATTCAACCCCGCCGTTGCATCTCCGACTGGCACTCGCGGCATATATATCGACACCTGGGCGTCGAGCGCCGGTGTGATTACGGCTAATGCGATTCAGGAAATGACAACGGGCATCCTCCTCGGGTCGGGCTCCAAGTCTGTCAATGTGCAGTCGAATGTCTACTTCGCTAACACGACAAACATTTCGAACAGCGGGACAGGCAATACGCTCGGCGGCGGCTCGCAGTAAGTCACGGCTGCCCGGTCGTAACTCCAGTACCTGGGCGAACGTCTGATGCCCGTTTGAGCCGCGTAATCGCGGCTTTTCCGACTGAGATTCCGACCCGTTCAATCGCCGAGAACGTTGCAATGGACATTGCAACGGTGATGACATACATGAAGGCGCAGATGATCCAGAATGCGGAATTGTTCCCGAGGGCATAGGAAACAATAGCGGGACGGGTCATCACTATCGTAATGACGAGGCTGTGAAGCAGATACACGCTGTAGCTCATGTTACCCAGGCGATGCGCGCCCCGCGTTTGAAGCACTCCGAAGATTGACGTTCCCGAAACTACCATCATGAAAAATCCACCGAGAAGCAACGTGCCGACCGGCGAATAGATGATGTCCGGAACACGAAACGCGGCGACGATCAAGGCGCAAGCGATGATGGACCGTATGGCTCCATCTCCTTTGAGGGCCGGTCGCGTGCGCATGATCGATGACGCGAGCATTCCGCACAGAAATTCGGCAAGAAACGACCTGAACGGCTCCGCGATCAGACCGTCGACTGCTAGAACAAGAAACAGTGCTGATGCCGTCAATGCGACCGGGCGTCCGAGGCGAGCAAAGATAGACAATATCGGTAGGCTTGCGTAGAACAACCACTCATAACGCAAGCTCCACACAGGTCCCACTACCGACATCGCAGCATCCATGTTCAAAAAAGGCGCTGGATTCTTGACGACTCCAAGTGCGAGCCATTGGGCAATTTGAAAGACAGTTTGCTTGAACGGTTGGTCGATCTCAAAGTGGACGCGGCACAAAACCACTGCGAAGTACGACGCAATCAGGAAAAGATACAGTGGATAGATCCTGAAGAACCGGTTGACATATAACTCCGCCCAGTTCACGGAATCGGCTTTAGCAAGAAGTCGACCCCAGAACAGGTAGCCGGTAATCATGAAGAATATAGCTACGGCTGCGGGTCCGAGAGACATATAAAAGTGGGAGGGCGCAGCCACTCCAAACTTCGCGCCATATCCATGCAGCACAAAATGGTGGAACGCAACGGCTGTTGCGAGGAATCCACGCAGGCCGTCGATAGAATCTAGTCGGTGCGCGACTACAGTCGGACTGACGTCCAGAAACCGGAGGGATCGCCCGGAAAGCGCGACTACAACCAGGCCGACAATGGCCATCATGGGCCATACCGAAAAAATGGATATATCACGCACCGCGTTCGCCTTCTTTGTGTCTATAAAATCGCAGCCTTAGCGGATTCTGGGATCTACAAATAGTATTTCCAGATCAGCGTCGACACAGTCATCGACATTGAGAATGCGAGAAAAACGCCGCAAACGATCATGGTCACCGACGATCGCCGCTTCATGGGCTCTGCATCACTTAGGGCATAAGCAGCGAGGATGGCCGGCGCGGTGAAATATCGACCTTGCACACCGATGATAAGTTGGGCGTGAAGATCCGTCCAAGTGACAAGCAGCGCGACGAGGGTAAGCATTACGGCGGCTGCGGCGACCAATAACGGCACCGTCCGAGCCAGCGCTCCCACCCTGCGGGAGCACGAGATCATCAATGCAATGAGCAAGCCAACACCCGCTAATATGTAGGTAGCGGGCGGCATGGGCCGATCGAGCCAACCAAGGACGCCGACGAACTGACGCCAGTACGAATCGATGACTGCCGGGTTCGACAGCGTTCGCCAGATGACTCCTATCAGTTCGATGGGACGATGAATGTAGAAAGAGACAGCCTGACCGGTCGTAATCGAGCGTGGCCACCGCAGGTCGACGGTATGTGACGCTCCATACATCACCCACCCCACAGCGAGCAACGCCGCGATGATAGAGGCAGCCAGCGCGCGGCGGTCTTTTCGGACGAAGAAAACCACTGGCGCCAGTATCAGGATCGCGATCAGTTGCGGCCGGCTCGTGGCAATCATGAACGGCGCGACGATCAGCAGCACGGACCACAGAAGCGGGAACGGCTGGTCTTGCTCCAAGCCGCGTCGAAACAGACTAGCGGCCAGCACTGTCCATGCGAACGACATACCATCCGCCGAAGCGCTCGATAACTGGAACATCGTCATTGGCAGCGCTAGGAGGCAGATCACCAGCGCGTTCGGCGGGAAGACCGTGAATGCGTAAGCGATGATAACGGCGACAGCAATCAGAGTTGTCGCGCGGGCAAGCCGATAAGATGCGCCCACACCCATGTGCAAAGATTCGCCAATCCGCAGTCCCACAGCTTGTGGGAGGTAGCCTAGCGGGAAATATGGCGCAGCGCCGGCCATATCCACGTAACTCCGCGCGCCGCTCCATTTTATAGCTGCGCCAGCCTCTGCTGTTTTCGCATCAAATCGGGCATTGGGCTTAGTAGAAAGCGCCTGAAAGTTCAGCACCTGGTACTGTTGCAAAGCGTCGTCGAAATAACCGCCAGTCGAGCGCCCCGGCTCTGTTACGGTTGGCGATAGCACAGAAAGCAGATATGCGCGCTTGATATGGTCGTTTTCATCTGGCGACTGCATCGGCGGTATGATTGCTGAAAGAAAACTGCCGATGATGACGATGGAAAAAAACGCAATTGTCCATTGACGCAGCGAATTCATTGCCCTTATTCCTGAATTGTTTGGGCGCATCATAGCGCAATTGAGAACTGGACTCGGGCGAATTGCGCCGGATCTTGCGACTTGCTTGCGCAGTAGGCGTCTATTCGCCGAATTGGGCCTTAATGATTGGTCCGATGACTGTCAACTCCTGCTGAGCTTTAAACGCCTGCAATGCCTCATCCGGCAATATGCACATCGCATCCATGTGCGACCGCCAATCGGCCAGACCAGAAATCGCAGCGTAGTTATCGACCACCGGCACGTTGTAGGTCGCACCGGCCGCTTTGATTGCAGCGGCGTAGCTTGCCGTGAACGGATGATCGCTGTCGCACGTTGGCGGCGGAGTCTCAAGAATTGGTCTTCTGCCTGCATCTCGCACTGTCTGAATGGCTTGCCCAAGGTAGCCCGAGAAATCGAAGACTGTTTCGCCGCCGTATTGCTCGTTCAGGCCGTAGCTAATCACGACTATCGTCGATTGCGTTGACGCAAGTCGTTGAGCGAACGGAGCACCGCCGCCATCCATGCCGTCGAGGAGGTTCATCAGACTCGCTGACGTCCCGCCAGTCGCATGGTTAGCGACCGTTATGCCGGTATCGTTGAACTCCCTCTGCAGCGCGTCTTGCAGGCTGGCTGAAGCTGGTTTAACGATGACCGGAATGCCGAAGCCATAGGACGAAAGACCCATCGCCGCATCGTCGCCGTAGACGTCGATATTGACGATCGGCGTCGATGCTGGCCGCGACGCGGACACCTCCGATGCTGCCGAGGCTGGCAAAACAGCCACTGGAACGATCGCTTTGACGATCGCCGTGTCAGCCGGCTTCTCTCCGCCACCGCATGCAGCAAGGCAGGCCGTCAGGGCTGCGATTGCCCCTCTTCTCCAGAGATGTCCTGCCGAACGTGTGCGCCGAACGTCTCCATGAACTGCAGCACACGGTTGAACTCTTCTGCTGTCAAAGCCATACGAGCCGCGCCCACGAACGCAACGTGCGGTCCCATCTTCCGCGGTTCCTTGCCGCCCGTATATTTGCGCCACTGCTGATCGCTTCCCAGCCAGAATGCCTCGGCCATCTCCTTGCCGGTCGCATTGCGACGGCGCTTGAGTTCCGCCAGATCTTCTGTCGATGGTTCGCTGAATTGGATTGGCATGTCTTCTGGGTGCGCGGTCGACGCGCGAGCGAAAGCTGATTTTCATTGGATCGTCCTATCGGGTTGTTCGGGTCGCGCGGTGCGCTACCTCTGGAACGGATATTAGCCCCCTAGGGTTTGTTCCGTCAAGTGTTTGAGTGTGAATTTTTTGCGGCAAAGACCGCGCTAACAACATGACCAACTAAGCCGCCTTCGAGTGGCTTTTTTCTTTTCCGGGATTCGAATGGACTACACCGCCGTTGTTGAGGTTGGGTGCGCGGGATTCGCTGCGGTTAGCGGTGTATTTGCATGGCTCTGGCAACGATCGGAGACAGCACGAGACAAGGTAATTCAAGAGCAGGGCGAGGCTATCAAAGAGGTCTCCAAGGCGCTTGAGGGCCATCGCCTGTATGTCGCCGAGCACTACGTCACACAGACGGAGTTGACGAAAGCTGTTGGGAGTCTCGAGCGATCTATTGAACGTCTGATCGAAGCCGTCAACCTCAATTCAAAAGAAACGCGGGACGGCTTCGCTGAGATGCACAGAAAGATCGATACGAAAGCCGACAAGTAACTGCCCGCTTATGCGGGCTTTTTTTATGGGTGCTCACATGACACCGCAGGACTTCATCGCCGCTATCGGTCCGGCCGCAAAGACCTCGGCCAAATCGACCAAGATCCCCGCCAGTTTCACAGTCGCACAGGCCGCGCTCGAGTCTGCATGGGGTGCGCATTGCCCAGGCTTTAATCTGTTCGGCATCAAGGCTGATCCGTCGTGGAAAGGACCGGTCACTTCGCAGATCACCCACGAGGTCGTCGGCGGCAAAACCATCACGATCACGGCAAAGTTTCGAGCCTATACCGACTGGCTTGGATCGATCACGGATCACGCGCAGTTCCTGTTGACGAACAAGCGGTATCAGCCGGCGTTCGCTTACACGACTGGTGCGCTCTTCGCACAGGCTGTGGCCGCCGCCGGCTACGCAACTGATCCTCTCTACGCGCAGAAGATCGTCTCAATCATCAAGGCGCACGGGCTCAGCGCGCTGGACATGGCCGCAGTCTGATATTCGCCACGCGAATATCTGCCTTTTATTCGTCTCACGCATAAGCTGCCTAGCGGCTTTTTTTACGCCTAAAACATGACCCAAGCGCACGAACAATCACACAGCTTTCACGAGGTCGTCGAATTCCCGACTCACGCCGATCGCACCGAGTCGTCTGAATTCCGCAAGAATAAGCGGATTCTCGTGAAGCAACTCGATCTGCCATGCTGGATTTGCGGATCACGTGACGCGCGCGAGGTTCACCATCTGCACGAATGGTCTCTGTGGCCGGCACTTGACGCAGAGAAGGTGCTCGATACGCTACACGTCTTCGACCCATACGGCTACACGCACAAGATGGGAGAGCAGCCGATCGAAACGCCGGATGACATTCGTAATCTGGTCGTGCTCTGCGGATCGCATGTTCTGGATGGTGTCGAAGTCCCTGGTGGCCATCACCGTGGTGTCAATCTTGGCGTTCACGAACTCAGCATGCCCACGTGGTTGGCACTGAAGTCAGCAAAGCATGGCGTCGAAATTACCAAGGCGATCGGCCACGCGAAGAACGAGGACAATAAGCTTCGTGGTACTAAGCAGTCGTAGTATAATGGCGAGGCCCACTCGGTGCGCTAACACCTTGCGGGCCTCTAACCACCATCTGCTTACAAGGAGCACACGATGGCTGCCTGTGATTTTACTCCAATCGGAGCGCGGTTCTCCCGTCTCGTCGTGACTAGTGCATATTGGCGCGACAAATTCCACATCAAGCGCGTTCGCTGCATCTGCGACTGCGGCAAAGAGACTGAGGCTAGTTGCCAGCAGCTTGTGAATGGCATCAAGAAATCTTGCGGTTGTTTGCGGCGCGACGCAGCTCGCGATTACGCCGCAAAGCAGGTGCTTTCTGGCGCAGTTCAGTCTGTCGATGTTGGATCGCGCTTCGGCAAGCTGGTTGTAATGAGTGCCGAGGCCGTTGGATCGGGAAGCGGGCGCAAGATTCAATGCTTGTGCGATTGCGGCACCGAATGTTTGGTAGCCATCGGGCAACTAAGGACTAAGCGGGGAACCCGTTCTTGTGGTTGCCTGGTTGGCGAAGTGCAACGGCAAATGCACGCCCTTCCATTAGGTGAAAAGTTCGGAAAGTTGACGGTCATGCGAGGTATTGACAGGCGCACCGCAAATCACCGGATGGTAGAGGCGCAATGCGATTGTGGAAAAACCGCAGTCGTATCCATAAATAATCTCAGGACGGGACACACCACTTCGTGCGGATGCCAGAAGGCTTTGACATCCGCCGCCCGTACAAGGCATGGGCATAGCCGCAAAGGATCGCGCAGTCGCACCTATCAGATTTATCGCGACATGCGGACCCGCTGCGAGAATCCGAACTACGCAGAGTTTCACTTGTACGGCGGGCGCGGCATCACTGTGTGCGAACGCTGGCGGCAAGGTTTTGAATACTTTCTTGCCGACATGGGCGAGAGCCCTGCCGGTATGACGCTAGAGCGCGACCGGGTCAACGAAGGATATTCGTTGGAAAACTGTCGGTGGGCAACCGCGGCCGAACAATCCATCAATAAACGGAACAATGTCTTCATCGAGCACGAAGGGCGTCGCATGACTGTTTCGCAGTGGGCCGCTGAACTTGGTCTCAATGCTAGCCGCATGTACTACGGCGTCAAACAGGGCTGGCCTCCCGAAAAGATTCTGGCCGTCTAATCCCCCGAACCCCGCCCCGTGCGGGGTTTTTTATTGGAGCCTCACCTATGACCCTCGGCAACCTTTCCCCCGCGACCCAAAAGATGCTGATTGGCGCCGTCCTGTTTGGCGCGTGGGCATACCTCGTTTATACGGGCAAGGCCGATGCGACTTCGTTCGTTGACTACATCAAGGACGGACTGATCGGCCTGGGCCTGTATCACACGCTGAAGCCTTCGGCATCAACGCCGCCCGCAGCGTGAAAGCCCTAGCCGCGGCGCTACTGTGCGTACCACTCAGCGGCTGCGCTTCCATCTGGTATGCCGGCGAGTCCGACTACCGAGTCACTCTGACGGACGGAGTTGAGATCACGATCCATAGCGGCAAAGAGGCGCAATCGGTCAATGCGATGTTTGCGCAGACACCAACAGGCTACGTCATCACCCTCCAAGAAACCGGTGTGACCGCGTTTCAAGGTCAGGCTCAAGCAAGCGCTGTCGCATCGGACGTCGCCGGCGCTATCTCGAACACGGCTATCTCAGCCGCCAAAATCCTCAAGTAAGGACATCACCATGCGTAAATTCATGCTGCTCGCGGCAGGCCTTGTCGCGCTCGTCTCCGGCTGCGCTACCACTGGCACCGTCAAAACTCCCGCTCAAATCGCTGCGCAGGTATGCCCCCCGACGCAAACCGCAATTGCCTCTCTGCAAGCCGTCGTCGGTCTCAGCGATGATGCCAAGGCCAAGCTCGCCGACGCAGCGCCGATTGTGGCTGCCGTTTGCTCTGCTGGCTCGAGCGTGAACGTCGCCGATCTGAAGTCGCTCGGTGCAACGGCATTGCCGGCCGTAATGGCCGTCGTCAACGCATCGCCGCTTTCGGACCAGGACAAGACGAAGATCGGCATCGACCTAACGGTTGCGCAAATCGTGTTGTCGAGCGTACTGGCTTCGCTGCCGGCTACTGCTGATCCAGCATCGGCCGCGAGCGGTGTATGAGTGCGTTCGTCGAGCCGTATGACGTGTTAGACGCCGACCTGATCAAGGATAGGCCGGCGACCTGGCGGCTGAACGCTCAACTGGTCTATCAGTCTGACGTGGCGAATCTAACGATCACCGTCCCGGCCGGATTCGTTACTGACTTGGCGAGCACGCCTAGAATCCCCTTCGTCTACGACTTCGCCGGCGGCGTTGCCAACATGGCCAGCGTCATCCATGACTACGCGTACTCAACGCATATCGTGGATCGCAAGACGGCGGATGCGATTCTGCGTGAGGCGTCAGCCTTAACGGGCGTCTCGTGGCTGACCCGACAAGTCATGTGGTTAGGCGTTCGCGCCTTCGGTTGGTCGCATTGGGGCAATGGACGTGCGACGACCTGAGTTGTAAGCCAGCCTCGTAGGTCGTATGCTGCGCGTGGAGTGAATGCGCTCTAATAGGGGTAGACATTCAAGGCTTATATTTCGTAGGCTTTGACCAGAGCGGCGGGACTAGACCGAGCGATGTGACCAGCGCTAAACTGCCGACCACTAAAAACGAGGACGACCATGCAGAACTGGTATCGACGTACGAACGTAGCGCAGAAGATCTTCCTCTGGCTCGTGGGCCTGGCACCGATGGCGCTTCTGATTGCCCAGACCAATGACCGGATAGGTGCGGCGATCATAAGCTCTCCCCCCGTCCTGCTGCTGATCTTCTTGCAGCTCGGCTGCTTTAATGGAAAGAAGAGCACATCCTGATCTTTTCCGATTGGCAGCCCATCTTCTGTTGCACACAGCCGGCCCTGTCTGGGTCGGCCGTCTTTCAGACTTTCAACGTGCTGAAACACCCCTCCTCTCTCGCCTCCGGCGACGATCAATCAGCCAGCCTCAAACGGCGGCGCATCCTTCAGCCACTCCAGAATCTCAGGTCGTACCGAAAACTTAGGCTCTTTCTCCCAAGCTGCCAAGGCATCCGCCCACTGATCGAACTCGTGCTCGGTGAAATCGAACTCTTCTTCGACCCGGCCGCAGCCTTCATCGCGCAGGAATGCGTACACGACCTTGTGTCCGTCCCAATAGGCGATCGCGAAGTCCGTGATGTCGGCGGAAGTGCCGAGCGGCATTGTTTGAAGTTGCTCGGTCAGCCTATGGTGCAGTTCATCATGCGTCATGTTTCCTCCGTGGGTCGTTATTTCCTACCCCAGCCTAACGCGGCCGGTCGCCCATATCCTTGGTACTTAATTTTAAGCCAGTCGCGAGACCTGCCGCGCTGGTATGTCGAATCCATCCGCTTGGCGATCATCCCTTCCAGCCCAAGGTTCTCGATCTCGTCGAAAACCAATCTGCCTTCTTCGGGGATGCCGCTCGCGTAGACCAGTGTGCGCGTGTTTTCGAATGAATCGCGCAGGTGCAGCTTCCTATCAAGGAGCGGCAAGCCTCGGATGTCGGCGCCGTCGATCGACAGCGCATCGAAGATATACAGCCGGGCCGGATCGGACTTCACCGCGGCGCGGACATTCTTCGGTGTTTTGGTGACCGCGCGCTGTCGAAGCCGCTCGAAGTCCGATCGCCCAGTGTCGTCGTCGACCGTCAATTCCGCATCCCATACGAAGTTACCGGGCACCTTCGATATCGCCATAACGATATCGGGAAACGACCCGTTGAACAGGTTGCCGTTTCGGCTCCATAGATTTACATCCCCGCCAGCCTTGACGACCAGGCATCTGAACCCGTCGTACTTGAGCTCGAACAGCCAGTCAGGATCGGAGAATGGTCGGCCGTGAAGCGTCGCCAGCATCAAGTCGGACGCGTCAATCACGGTATCGGGAAGTCCAAGCCCACGCTAACGCGAGCTTCGCCCACGCATCGTCTTTGGGGCAGCCCGTGACGTCGCAGTAATGGTCGAATTCCTCGGCAAGAGTATGCCCGTGCTCGTTCCGCTTTGCCGGATCGGGCAACACTACTTCTAGAATCGCTTCAGGGTTGCGGTATTCGAACATGGTCACCTCCGTTTCGAGGGATCAGCATGAATCGGGCCTTCGCCTCGTCTATTCTTCCTTCTCGCCCCGCATCAGAGCACCGAGCCCCGGATAAAACACATCGCAACGCACATTGAAGTTGCTCGCGTTTCTGTTGGGACACGGCGCTATTTGTTCGGCAAGGTCCGGAATCCCTAGGTCAGGCCCGAACTGACGGATCAGTCCTTCGAGTCGATACCTTCCGCGCCGTTCGCAACGCGTGCAAGCCAGTTCGATGTGCGTCGCTCTAGCTGCCACATCGGATAGACAGACTGATCCGTTTCTCATGGGTGTCCCCATCTACAAAGCGCCTGTAACTCCTTGATTTCATTTGTTCGGCGTTGTGCGCGGATATGCGAGCACGGAACGCCTGAAATCTCTCTTAAGTGCTTGATTGTAACGGACAATCGACCGCTTTAATGGTCTTACATCGCATGTAATCG